CAACAAGCCCGGATTCCAGGTCAAAGTCTCTTCGACCATCGAACCGCTTTCTTCCCCTTCACCCAGGACCCATGTGAGTGCTTCAGAGTTTGTGACGCTACCTAGATACATCCCAGGGCGTGCAAGGCAATGCTCCACCTCACTTAACTTTTTGTACTTATCCAAATCTATTTCGTTAGCCATACCGAATTACATTCCTAGTCTTACTAAATAAAAGTATAGGTCGCGGTCTGCAAACCCACCTAGTCTATCCATTCTACAGGAACAAGTCCATGAACAGTACTGAAATTTATATCCAGTTTGAACCGCACTGTGCAAGTCCCCATTACCTTAAGCGATATCTCAAGTTCATTGAAGCTTGTACTAACGCGACTCTACCTGATGGTGAGTATACAGAGCATCATCATATATGTCCTTCATCAATGTTTCCTGAATATCGGAATCTTCGACTCAACCCGTGGAACGATGCGGTGTTATCGGCAAGACAGCACTTCATTGCACACTGGATGTTGGCGAAGGCGGTGAATACCCGCGGCATGTGGTATGCGTTAAAAGTTCTAACGAAAGCATCTAACAAGTATCAACAGGAACGATACACGACTATTACAGGCGCAGCAATCGCTAGAGTTAATCACGCAAAAGCTTTATCATTACACCTAAAGTCAATCAACCCTGAAACAGGTGTTACATTTGCTCAGGATCGAGCGAATAAGATAGACCATGACATACAACGTGAAACGCTTGGCGGTATGTCAATCCGAGAGCATATGTCAAAGCGTGTTTCTGGTGAAAATAATCATTCGAAACGCCCCGAGATTAGGGTAAAGCTATCTGCTGCATCAATCGAGTGGCATAAGCATAACGACAACAGCTTCAAGGGTAGGACCCATACAGACGAATCGAAGCTGAAGCAATCGCTAGTCAAGCAAGGCGAGAACAACGCGACTACAGGGACTGTCTGGGCAAACAACGGGGCATCTCAGTTGAGAGTTCCAGCAGATAGTATCCCTGAAGGCTTTGTCGTTGGCCGTATGTCGTTCAAGCATAAGCAACCGAAACCTAAACGCACTTGTCCACACTGCTCAAAAATCGGTGCAGGTGCGAATATGGATCGATACCACTTCGACAACTGCAAGTCACTGAGCCTCATCACGCTTGACATTTAAGAACCTTTCAACCGACTCTGAGGGTGTAATGCCCTCGGCGTAGTCCTCATACCAATCGTGTGCCGTATCAAAGTCAGCAGGCACATCGGATACATGTCTGAACAGAACTGACTTCAGCTCACGTTCCCACATCTTGTATGAATCAATCATAGTACAACCTTGTTATTGATCAGTTAAATGATGTGGTTACTTATCAAGCAACTGAAAGCGCTTCTTGTTCTTACGCGAGAACGGATGGAAGTCCTGAGTGATTGCACCGACTTGACATGTGTTGCTGAACTTCGTCCCAAGAGACTCTTTGCGCCACACACCAGACTTTGGCATAACACTCGACCATACTGCGCCGGTAGCAGGCTTCACAACGTATACACGAGCCATAATAGACCTCAAGAATTTATGAATTAACGACCGAAGACGTAGCCTGGTACATAGAAGAACAGACCGTCCGCGACGTAGACTTTCACGACTGACTTATTACCAGTGTTTGCGCCAATCACGAGATTGAGTTTATCGCCTACGTTGATGATGCCGCAACGTTTAGTGCCGAACATATGTTTCATGACTGCGGGCGTCTTGTGCGCGAGTGTCAGTTCTTCTAGGGTGCGGCAGCCGGCCCCTTCATCGACGGCAGTGACGCTTTCCGTTTTGATTTCATGGACAATGAGCCCACCGTCTGCACCTCTGGTAATAGATGTGTCGGCGTTTGCAGACATCGCGGCCAGTAACAGTGCAGCGCTCAATACAGTTTTCATGTTCATTTGATTTCTCACATATGGTTAATTAAAGTTAGACTTGCTCACGTATGAGTATACATCGGAGTTTGGCACTTTGTAAAGTAAAAAGGCCGCCTTAGCGGCAGCCCTTTATTACAGCGAGGTAAGACTTAGATCTTGATGAACTTGCGCACTTTTTCGATTGTCATGTCAGCCTTTTGACCTTCAATTTCAACCTGAGTGGTAATAACTTCATCATCACCGTACCACTTACGACCCAGTACCAGAGTGTAGACCGCGTTCGCCAGGACAGTTTCCAGCTTGCGCTTTTCAGCAGTCATGATCCCCTTCAGGTTTTCCAGAGTTGCCTGGTCGACACCAGTGTATGAAACGAGGTTCTTGTTGATCAGCGTGTCGCCCAGGTTCAGCTTCTTGCCACCTTCAACCTTAGTGCGAACTGCTGGGATCGCTGGCAGAGACGACAAGCCTTTGATCTTGTACAGAACCTGAATCGACTCATATTCATCAGTCGCTTCAGTCGAAGTAGTGCCTACAGGCGAGAAGCCGTAATCACGAACACCGATCGAAGACAACCACTTAGCACCTTCTTCGCCGTACTTGTTGATCATGCCTTCGATCTTACCAGTACTGCCACCCTGTTCATTGATCAGGTGAGACAGAACTTTCAGGCTTGCCTTAGCAGTCGTAACAGCTTCAACAGTCTTGACGAAGTCGGACAGCTTCACGTTCTCAACCATAGCGCGGTTGATTACAGGGATGCGCGACAGGTCAAATACCCAGTAGCACTTGCCTTCAGTCTCTTCAATCACTTCATGAGCGAAGTGTTCCAGAGTCGGAGCGATTGCAGCAGGGAACAGAACTGGCAGTTTCTCCATGTTGCGAATGCCATCTTTGATGATGGTATAGTTGCGAGTGATGAAACTCGGTACCATCTTCGGCAGACCGTGTTCGTTTTCTGGCAGTTCAACCTGACCAGACAGAGTGGTTTGAACGCTGACGTTTGGACGCTCAGCGTTGAAGACCAATCCTTTCATCGACACACGAGACATCGGCGATTGAACAAAACGTGGCAGCAATGCTTCAGTGGTGCTCGAACGACCAACCTTGTTGTAGCTCCAGTACGGCGAGTCGGTGACGATGAAGCTGTCAGCCCCTGCAAGCGTGTTCAGCAAGTCGATAGTAGTAGGCGCATTCTTGTTAGGGACTGCATTCAGGTCCTTGCCATTTACATAGCGCAGGGATGCGTCAAGTACTGCTTTGCCGACCCATTCTTCGAACTGCGACAGTTCCTGTTTGGTGAATGCGTTCTGGTATTTCTCGACCAGTGCAACATCACCCGAAGCCTGCAAGCATTTCCAGACCAGCTCACTGTCACCAGTCTTGGCAGCGTAGTACATGATCATGAACAGACGGTCGTCGCTCAGTTGCTTCGACAGCACGTCGCTTGGAACTACCGAGTAAACCCGTGTTACGTCTTCAGGGATCTGTGCAACACCTTCAACAGTCGGAACGATTTTGATCTGACCGTTCTGTTCGAAGATTGCGTGCTTGGCGCGCTTGTTGATGTTGACTGCGATGTTGTTGACGCGAGACACACCACGTACAGCGTTCTCGACAGCTTCCTCGTAGTTGATCACGCCTTCAGCGAAGATGTGCACACCGTTTGCAGCATCAGCCATTGCAGACAGCAGTTCACGGTCAGCGTAGTAGCCGTATTCGATGAACGTTACTGCTTTGAACACGTCAGGCAGGTTGCCAGCTTGAACGATCAGGTCACCGCGATTCGACTGGTTGTCGTAACCGTCAGTCAGCATGATGTAGCTGTTGACCTTAGTTGGGTCAAGATTCAGTTCCATAGCCTTCTTCATCGGGTCCATGAAACCAGTAGCACCGATTGGCTTGATGTAACGGTCGATTGCAGCATGCATTGACGCAATGGTCGACACATCGGAAACCAGGACGTTCTCGAACACAACACCACATTGACCGCGGCTGCTGAAGTAGATTACCGAGAAAGTGTCATCAGGCTGTGCGACCATGCTGATGATGTTCTTGAGGTGAGTACGGATCTTTGGAAGATCGTTGTACATCGAGTAGGACACGTCAACGACGTAGACGTGGTTGCAAGCTGCTTTGGTGGTTACAGTTTTGACGCCACCGAGTTCAATTACTTCAAAGCCTTCATAGGATTCGGACATTTTGCTACTCTCATTAAAAGTCATTAAGGATTAGTTTGCTATTGCAGCTAACACAGGCTGAACCAAGTTTCGATCATGGTCTTCAAACCAGCCTGTGAGTTGTATCTCTGATTGCACTATGACACAGAACGGATTGTCATCAGTTGTTCGGTAGATAATAGGATCACCACGATATCCGAAGTGCCCTCTATAACCATCATACTGCGACGTCTTTGCCATCCATCTATTTAGACCACTGCCACTACAGCGCTCAGATACCGCTGTGTACATAGTGCGTGCCATTACAGCGAGTCGAGCAGCGCGTTAACATCAACTGCTTTGGTAACATAGCTGATCTTGTGCGTCTGCACGATGATGCGATTGCCTGTTACTTGCAACTTGACTTTCCGTACCTTGCGGAACTCGATCATTTGTTCTGGCGTAGCAACAAACCGATGTGAACCGTTAGGAGCGACCCATGTGAAGGCAAGTGCCTTGTTGTGCCACACAACAGCAGTGCGGAACGATACTTGATTGTTCGGGGTGCGTGCAAGTGGATCTTTCATGCGGAAGTACACCGAACTATCGCTGTAGACCATGTTGTAACCACGAGCGTTCATGTAACCACGCAGGCTAGCAATCTGATCTTCTGTGGTGTCTTCAACCTCATGACCGTCATTGAACTCGGTGCCAGCACGCTTGCCAAGCAGGTAGCGAGTGTTACGGGTTTGAATGATGTTACCTTCACTGAGCGAACCATCGAGAACAGCCGAAGTGCGAATGGCCTCACCATCACAGAAACGACCAGCCTCGTCGCCATAGATCGCACCACGAAGAATGGTGGAGTCACCACTTCGCAGAGGTGACCACTCTTTCAGGATTGCGTCAAACTGTTGTTTCATTTGTTGCTCCACATTAAGTTGAACTGCTTATTTGAAGATGCCAGATGTTATTTCAGGAATTATCAGTTGTAAAGCACTTTTGACGCTTATAAGAACCCTTACCTTTCTTAGGGCTCTCAGTCTTACTACGGAACAAAGGTGATGTAACAAGTGCACCAACTGCACTGTGTTTGATATCACCTCGTTGATGATCGTGACTCATGATTACCTCTAATCGATGAACATTGTAAACAGTGAAAGAAGTTCCACTATCAACATCAGCGGTTCCCACTTCTTCCACTTAGGAAAGAACTTGTGGATCACAAAACTGGTAATACCCAGCGCTACAATGATGATCGCAATTGCGATGATTGTGTTCATTACTTCACCATATTCTTTGCGTATTTCGCAATAAAGAGCGTGAAGTGTATTGGTAGCGTGAGCCACCAGAGCAATACACATACGACGACAAAGCACGCCATTTCAGAGTTGTCCGTCCGAAGTTTTCGCCGCGCTTCATCAGAAAAACAGTGGTTGGCAGTAAAAATACCAAACGCTAATGCAATCACACCAATAATAAAATAACCAATCACATACGCCCAAACCATGACATCGCTTCCTTCTTGATATAATTAAACAGCTTCATCATCGGATTCACGAAAAAAGGTTGGGTAGACTCGTTTCAGCACGGCCTTACTTACCCCCTCTATTTTCTTACCTTGAAGAACGCTGATCAGTAGGTCAACATCACCGACACTCACGTTTTCCAGAACAAGCTTCAAGTTGCGATCATACACGGCCTTGTTGTCCTTGTATTGCAGCGCTGCATTCAACTTAGGCAGTGCATTCAACAGGGTCATGAAGCCAACTGTGTGAGGGCGATTAGAGGGCTTGTACTCAGGGATCGGATAAGGTTGTTCACCGTTGTAGGCGATGTCAACTAACCAACGAACGTCCTTGCGGTCGTATTGTGCAAGTAAGCGAGCCTTTTCGTCAACCGTTCCATTAAGGTCGGCAACAAGTTTAAAGATCTCGTGTACTGGTAATAGCTTGTTGATCTGTCTCATGAAAAATCTTCCAATTTCGTGTACTGCCTAGGTCCATGACTACCACGCTGCCATGCTTGCTTTTCTTTGGTAGAGCGCTTGTATGGTTCAACACAGCGCAGGTCATCAGTAGTACGTTCACGCGATTTGCGGTTGGAGTTCATTTGCAACAATTTCCTGGATAGATAGAAGTTCAACGTTGAGCAACTTGCAAGTGTTTACTTGCTTAGGGAGTTGACCAGCTGGTGTACGATAATACACCTCATTATATATGATTCGCTTGACTGGTGCTTCTGGTGTTGTCAGAGCGAGCATATGTTTCAGGCAATTGTTACATGGGCAGTGCGTTGAGTAAAACGTTACCTCGTTGTACTTCACCGTCGAACGTGCCATCTCAATGATGGTGTTCATCTCACCATGAATCTCATGCTCTTCAGACCATGCAGAGTGTTCAGGGCCACGCTCTTTGTGCACGTCACAGCAGTTAGGAGCGCCCGATGGCGTCCCGTTGACCCCTGTAGCGATGATGCGACCACGTTCATTGACTGCAAGTACACCGACTTGCATCGACACGCACTTAGACAACAGTGCGAGGTCAAGTGCCATGTTCATGAAGACCTGATGCTTATTCATTATATTGGTTTGTTCCAACTGATCCATGCGATTGTTTGTTTAGCGATGCTGTCCGCGTATTTCTTATCGAGATACGCAAGGGCTGCTGCGTCTGAATCGGTCCAAATGATCTCACCTTGGCGTTCCTTCCATGTAGTACCAGCCCAACCTAAGCTATTCTCATGCCTATAGTGACGCCACCAGAACAACCACTTGTACTGTGGATAATACAGGCCGTCCCTTGTCATTTTCACGCGCTGTTTCATGATTGCACATACTCGATGATTTTGGCGTTCTTGGATTTTTTGATGTTACGGATATCCTCTTCGTGTACGTCGTGCAGGAACGACATTGCAGCATCTTGCGTTGAATACCTGACGACGGCGCATTCATCAAAAATCCAGCCCTGCTTGTCATAATGACACCAGAAGAACATACACCTGTACTGTGGGTAGTACCAACCATCTTGTGCTAGACGAACGCGTTTCTTTGTCGGTTTCATTCTTCAGGTTTCCATGTGAACACTTCGATGGCCTGGGCTTTGTGGATCTGATGCAACTCCCTGGCGTGCTGTTTATCTAGGAAATTGCGTGCGTTGTCAAGCGTACGGAAGCATTTGTCTATGCCGTACGGTACCCAGAAGAACAGCATCTTGCGTTCAGGGTAGTAAAATCCATCAGCATATCGCTTGATACGCTTTTGTTTTGGTTGCATCTCACATCACTCCAGGGTTGGCCTAAAAGCATCACGAATCGTTGGATACGAATTATACAGTGGATTGCATGCCTGTATAATAGTATTTTTAAATCAATTGAATCTGAATAATAGTTAAATTCTTTCAGGTCTGGATCGTTCAGGAACGAATTATACAGTCAAAATTTGATCTGTATAATAGTATTTTTAAATTGAATAAGATTGAATGATAGATAAAACCATTTACTGGGTTTGACTCGTGCTGAATCGATCAATAAATAATCTGAATAGAACTCATAACAGATAATAGTCATATGGCTAGGAATTATAAGCAAGGGGTTTTCAAGCCCAAGAATCCTTCGAAGTACATTGGTGATCCTACTAAGGTTGTGTTCCGATCCGGTTGGGAAAATAAGCTGATGCGCAAACTCGATGAAAGTTCAACCATCATTGGCTGGAATTCCGAGGACGTGGTAATTCCATATATCAGTCCTGTAGATGGTCGCGCTCATCGCTACTTTGTAGACTTCCTCGTTGTGGCTAAAGGTCCTACAGGTGAGAAGATTATCACCCTGATTGAAGTCAAACCTTATGCCCAAACATTACAACCAACAATGACTGCAAAGAAGACCAAAGAGCGCTTCATGACTGAGATTGCGACCTATGCAGTCAATCAGGCTAAGTGGGCCGCTGCTGAGGCATATTGCGTCAAACGTGGTTGGAAATTCACAGTACTCACAGAAAACGATATCAACTTCGTTTAAAGAGGTGTAACAGATGGCCGGCGATATTATTGATTCGATCAGCAACACTTATGGCAGCGTGAAAGCGTCAGCCAAAGAGATGTATGACGATTTCATGCACCCTAAAGGTGCGACTTCATATGCAGCACCACCAGAAAAGAAAATTACTCGGATCAAAAGACTTGAGGATAAACTTGCCTCAGGGAAACGTCAATACAAATTTCTGAAGTTCCCGTTGGACGTCGATACCGAAGCAACACAGAACATCATGCTGATCAACATCAACGCGATCAGTGGTTCCCAGTATGCAGGTAAGCAGTACAAGGTTATTGAGGGTGATGAGGCACGCATGGAGCAGAAAGGCTCTAACAGTCTTGCTCGGCACTTCTCAGGCAATACCGTACGCATCGACACTGCGATTGCACTACACATGCCACCATCGATTCAGACATCGTATCAGTCTACATGGAACGCGTCTGATTTAGGGGTTGCAGGGGCTGTGATGGATGCCTGGGGTGGTTCTGGTGACATGTCTTCGTTTGAAGCATGGAAGAATGCATGGAACACATCGAAAGAAGCGCTACCTGAAATCCTGAAAATGACTGGGATTAAGGTTGCTGATGCAGTGCTACCTGGTAAGATCGCTGATGCATATACATGGGCCAATCAGATGGTTGAGAACCCGTATGTTGAAGTGCTGTTTAAAGGTGTGTCGAACCGTACCTTCAACTTCACGTTCAAGTTCATCCCGCGTAGTCCAGCAGAGCAGATTGCAATCAAAGAGATTGTTGACACCCTGAAGTTCCACAGAGCACCAGAAAAGAAGTTGAACATGTCTAACCTCTACTGGAGCTACCCTTCGACGTTCGACATCCAGTTCCTCAAGAAGGATGGTCAAGAAAACGAATGGTTGTTCAAGATCTCCACATGTGCATTGACCGACTTCAACGTACAACAAGGTTCAGATAGCCACTATGCATCGTTTGCCGACGGTAGCCCGTTCTCCACAACGATCAGCTTGAGCTTTACCGAACTTGAAGTGCTTGATAAAAACCGTATTTTGCAGGGCTTCTAATCATGAGTTACTTCACAGCTTTTCCGTTAGTGCGCTATGACAACTCGTTGCAGGTCAACTTGACTCGGCGTGTTGGTGTGTCGCAAACAATGAAGAATGATCCTGCTTATTACTATGAGCATAACATCGGTGATGGTGATACTCCAGAGAACCTGGCTGATCGCTTTTACGACGATGTCAACCTTGCATGGGTCATACTTCAGTTCAATGACATCGTCAACATCTTCGAAGAGTGGCCTAAACCTCAGTGGGAGTTCGATTCATACGTCAATGCGACCTATGAAGATCCGTATGCAATTCACCACTATGTGGACTACGACGGTAAAGAAATTGACTTCAGCACTGCAAAGCCGTGGGAGCGAATCCCGATCACTAACTATGAACACGAAACCGAGTTGAATGACGCTAAGCGCAAGATCAAGCTGGTACTGCCTGAGTTGGTCAACACAATCGTTAACCGTCATAAAGAAATAATCCAAGAAGGTGTGTAACTAATGGCTCAGTACTCACGTAGCGGCCAATTCGAACTGGTCAAGGCAACAATCTTGACCAACACGTCGAACCCTGTTGAACTCGACCTTGCAACTGCATTCACTGATGCGGTCATCTATGAGACGATCTTTGACTACACAATGTCAGGGAACATCTCGTTTGTTGACACAAACAACCTAGTGCAGAAGTACGGCCTTGGTCGCGGTGAGACTGTGACCTTGCAGTGGTACACTACAGGGATTGAAAATTCACCAATCACGGTAACTGGTCAAGTGTATGACTTGCAGGGACCGATGCCTTTAGGTGATCAAGCATCTGGTTTCACTCTGCACTTTGCATCACCTGAGTTCATCGCATCGATCCAGCAGAAGCTCTTTACGGGCCATAACGAGGCGTGCTCCGACATCGTTGAGCGTATCCTCAAGAAGATCAGCAGACAAGCGCCAGCGAAGCCTAAGGGGCTCACAGTGACACGCACGCGCAACATTGAACACATTGTCTTCAGTGGTCATACGCCTGATCGTGGTATCGACATGTGCTGTAAACGTGCAATCTCGACAACTGGCATGAATGGTTATTTGTTCTATGAGGACAACTCAGAGTTTCGATTTGTACCGATTGAGGAACTCTATGCTCAGGATCCTGTCATAGAGTATGTCTATCGTAGTGCGCCAACCTACAACGATGTCGAGAACGCCCACGAAGAGAGCTTCAACACCTTTCAGGAATTCGAGATCGAAGAGTCAAACAAGTTCATTGATGACCTGCATGATGGTCAGTATGGTTCAGCACACGGTTTCTTGTCGATCATGGATAAGAGCATGACCGTACACAACTACAATGCCAAGGCTAAGTTCGACAGCAGCAAGTCGCTTGGTAAAGCTGCCGTATCACTGGATCAGAACTTCAACAGCGAGAACAGTGACCGTGTAACCCTGCATTATCGCAACACTAAACAGGATAATGAAGGTAGCATTGTCGATAACAAGCTGAAGCTCCTCAAGTCAAATTCATTCTCGGCGAACATCGGTATCTTTGGTAACTCATCGTTGAAAGTTGGTACTACGATGAAGACCTCGATCCCGTCGAACTCGAAAGAATCAATGACACCAAATGCAACAGACAACATCTCAGGTAAGTTCCTGATTGCCGAGATTAAACATATCCTACAACCTAAATCGTACAATCAACGAGTGAAGTTGCTGAAAGACTCGTTTGAAGAGGTGACATCTTGATTGACACAAATAACTTCACACCTTGGTTTGGTGTCATTGAGAACGTTGACGACCCGTTGAAGAATGGTCGTTACCAAGTCAGGGTGTTTGGCTACAACTCGGCCAACCCTGGCATGCTCCCTACAGACAACTTGCGCTGGTTCTCTAGCGCAGTGTCAAACAGTGCTGGCTCTCAAAGCGTTGGTCATAGTCCTACTGGTTACAAAGTCGATTCATTCGTATTCGGTTACTACATCGACCCTGATCATCAAGAAGGTGTCATTCTTGCGGCTATTGCTTCAATGCCAGGCGGTCTGAATGATGTCAGTGAGATTGCAACGGGTGAAGGTGGCACGTATCTTGATGAGTTGACCAACAACGCGGTCAAGGGTATTCCAGATGCTCGTGGTGAGACTTGGGATGAACCAACCTCACGTTATGCAGTCGTCTATCCAAAGAATCAGGTGTATCAGTCTGAGTCGGGCCATGTCATTGAATACGATGATACGCCAGGTGCTGAGCGCGTCATGATCTTTCACCGTTCAGGCTCATTCGATGAGTTTCACCCTGACGGCAAGCGTGTGTCGAAGGCTGTCAACGATTCGTTTGATATTCACTTGGGTGGTCATAACATCTTCGTCAGTGGTAGTCTGAACCTTGTTGCATCGGGTGACTATCGTGTCAGTGTCGGTGGTGAGATGTATGTCAAGGCAACCAAAGTGACATTTGATACACCTGAAGTCGATATCTACGGCATCAGCAGTGCAAATGATCACATGAGCGGTAATGTCAGCGGTGGCTTCCACATTCACCCTGAGACCAATCAGCAAGAAACATTGTCGCCGCTTGGCTACTCGCTTGAGTTCACACCGACACCTAAAAACAACTTCTCGTTTCAGTATGAAGAAACACCTTACACGCCCGAGATTGTTGATATGGCGGTGTCTAACGGTTTCATCACGCCTGAAGAAGGTGAACGTGTTATGACCGAAGAGCCGATCATTGAAAGTATCGCAGACGAACCACCACCGGCTGAAGTCAAACCGGTGATTGCTGAGTGTGGTTTGGCGATTACTAACGGTAAAGTGGATTATTCAGTCAAGTTGTCACCAAACTTTACGCTCCGTCAGTTGTCTTTAGGTGCTGTAGTCTCACAATATGCGATCAAAGATCAGAACGGCCTGACTTCAGAGCAGATCATCTGTAACCTGAAGAACCTCGCTGAGAACGTTCTAGAGCCCTTGAAGGCGAAGTATCCAAACATGATCGTCACCTCTGGCTTCAGAACTGGTAGCGGCAAGAGTCAACACTTGAAAGGTGAGGCCGCCGATATTCAATTCAAGAATGCATCAAAGGGATTCTACTTCGAAGTTGCGAAGTGGGCTAAAGACAATCTACCGTATGACCAGTTTCTCCTTGAGTACAAATCGACAGGGACCAGAATGCCCTGGCTACACTTTTCACTCACACGCGGTCGCAGCCAACGTGGCCAAATCATGACGTTCTTTAATCACTCAAAGTACGCAAACGGATTAGTACAAGTAGCTTAAACTCACAATAATTAAAGGGAAACCAGCATGTCAAGTACTATAACACTCGAACGCGCTTACACAGACTCAGCGACTATCGGCAAGATGTACATGCCTAGTGGCATCGTATTCGATACGATTGAACTACCATGGGAGAGCAATGAACCAGAAGTCTCTTGCATCCCTGAAGGTAGCTACACCCTCAACAAACGCTCAAGTGGCATCGTCAATCGCACGTCACGTGGTAAATACACCGCAGGTTGGGAAGTGACAAACGTTGAAGGTCGAACCTACATCATGATCCATATCGGTAACACTGTATCGAACTTTCAGGGCTGTATTGGTATCGGTGAAGGTTTAGGTGTTATTGACGGTAACTGGGCAATCCTGCAAAGCTCAGTGTCATTTGATAAATTCATGCGCGAGATGGAAACATCTGAAGATTGGAAGTTGACGATTCGCGTCCGCACACAACGAGGGTTTAACCAATGAGACGTGACATTGACCTGTCATTCAAGAAGCATCCTTTGACAGGAGACCTTGCGACCAAAACAGGCAGTTCTGCTATTCGTCAATCACTGATCAATATTGTCCGCACCAACTTCTATGATCGCGGCTTTAACGTTGAGATGGGTACGAACCTTGATGCTTCGATGTTTGAGAATATCGGCCTGACCACAGCGCGACAGATTCATGACAACATCGAGAACGCGATCCGTAACTTTGAACCACAGGTCGAGTTGATTGATATTGAGGTTCGGGATACTGGTGGTAATGAAGTTTCGGTGAAGATCTATTACACCGAACTCAACAACCCTACTACACAAGCCTTGATCGTGGACTTGAGTCGCATTCGGTAATCGGGTGGAGTGACCTAATAAATAGCTGTACGACAACTATTGATTGGGTCATGCTCTCATGTCTTCACTTATTACATCATACGATCCACAGGAACTCAAAGCTTCCTTAATTGAGTACATGCAGGCGAAACCTGATTTTGCCGACTTCAACTATGAAGGTTCGACGATCAATACGATCATTGACCTTCTGGTGCGCAATACTCACTACATCGCCTATATGGCAAACATGGTCAGCTCTGAATCGTTTCTTGATTCGGCACAGTTGCGGGCCAACGTTGTCAGTCATGCTCAGAAACTCTCCTATACACCTAAGTCGCGCACTGCAAGTACAGTGGTCGTTGACCTTGAAGTCCTGCCGTCAGCACAACCAACTGAGTTCAGCCTCGTAGCCGAGAAAGGTTCCGTGTTCCTCAACACAATTGGTAACGTGACCTATTCGTTTACCAATACAAGCGAGATCACCCTACTCAAGACAATTGAGAACAAGTTCATTGCGAGTAATGTTGAACTGAAGCAAGGTCAGTTGCGCTCTCAGCGTTACCTGTATAACTCCAGTACAAAGACTATCGGCATCATGAATGCTGACATCGATACAGCGACTGTGCGCGTGTTTGTGACTGATCCGGTGACAGGCGAGATCACTGAGTATCTGAAGGTCGAAAACATCGTAGACGTCGGCACAGACAGCGCTGTGTTCTATCTGTTCGAGAACACACTGGGTAAATACGACATTCAGTTTGGTCGCAACGTTCTAGGTGCTGAACCGATAAACAACTCGGTCGTTCGAATTGAATACGTGGCTGTTGAAGCCGAACACGCAAACGGTCTGAAAACCCTGATTGCAGGTACACCGATTCAAGGTTACTCGAACATCAAGGTCACTGTGGTTACCGAGGCTTACGGTGGTGCTGAGAAGAGCGACATTGACTTCATCAAGTTCCTTGCACCAAAGATCTGGGAAACTCAGAACCGTGCAGTACGTGACAAAGACTATGTGGCGATCATGTTGCGTGAATTCACCTTCATCAAGTCTGCAATCGCCTGGGGTGGTGAAAAGAACGTTCCGCCGTACTATGGTCGAGTGTTCCTATGTGCAATCCCACAAGACGGCTTTGTTATCGCCGATACAGTGAAACAGACCATCGAGAGACGTATTACCGAGTTCTCCGTTGCTTCGATTACGCCTGAAGTGGTTGACGCGTCATACATCGGTCTTCAGTTGGATATCGGTATTCTGTATAACGCCAATCAGACGACCGATACGTTTGCTCAGACTGTTGCTGCGGTGAAGACTGCTGCGAACACATACAATCAGAACAACCTGCGTCTGTTTGACTTCTGGTACAACGATAGCGAGTTGTCCCGTCAAATCACCAAAGCAGCGCCGTCGATCTACTCGATTGAAACGCACAAGAAGGCCTTTTTTGACACGCCAATCAACCGCAATGTGATGAAGCACTACATTGCCGAGTTCCTGAATGAAGTTGAACCTGGCTCTCTGGTTGTGTCGGATGTTGTATTTGACATCAATGCGACAAGTCAAAAGGTGCTTGATGATGGTGCAGGCAAGATCATCAAACAGATTATCAAAGACGGTATAACTACCAATGAGACAATCGGTAGCATCAATTACACCACGGGCTATGTCGAGTTCAATGCACTGTTGCTTGACCCTGGCACGCTGCGCATGACGGTCACTCCTGTAGCAAGCAACTTCTACACTGATCGGAACTATGTGGTGTACATTGACACTATCAATGTTGATTTGCTAACAACCAGAAAGGTTTAATATGGCCGCTAAAGCGATCCAACATTCGATTCCGGGCCAACTGTCCTCGCACATCAACGAAGAGTACCCGCTCTTCGTTGAGTTCCTGAGTGGGTACTATGAATGGCTTGAGGGTACAGACAGCCCCTATTATCAACTGCGCAACCACTTGTCAGCACTCGACCTGAAAGAATCGCTTGACGGGTATGCTACGCACCTGAAAAACGAATACTTGTCGACCATCCCTGAGAAGGTGTTGGCCGACAAAGAAATCCTGATCAAGCATTCGAAACAGTTCTTTCAGTCGCTCGGTAGTGAAAAGTCGTTTCAGTTCCTGTTCAAGATCCTCTATAACGAGGACATCGAACTGTACTACCCGAAAAACGACATCCTGCGTGCGTCTAACGCAACATGGATCGATAACGAAAACCTGATGTACGTGTCGAACAGCGGCAACGTAAACAACTTCCTGTACCGTCGTATTACGCAGACGCGTGAGCCGTTCCCAGGGGTGTTTGAGTACGCCACAGCAACAGTTAACCGCATCATCAACCGCTATGCCAACAAGTTCAACTTTGCCGAGTTGTACCTGAACGACATTGTTGGTACATTCGATTTGAATTACCCTGTTGTTGTTGACAATATCACTGAATGGATTTTGCCGATTGCTGATGGTGTCGAGGTCATTTCACCTGGTCTGAACTACACGGTCGACAACAACTTGACTTATGCGGGTGATTCGACATTCGACATCACTGTTCAGGCAACTGGGCCTGGTAGCGTTGATACCCGTTATACCACGATCATGACTGCAAGTGATTTGACCGTCAAAGTGGGTGGCGTTGAGATTACTGGCTACACATACGACGGCAAGATGCTTGCGCACGCCAGTATCTTGCAGGGCTCTACAGTGACGATCAGTTTCCCTGTGTATGCAGGTTTCTTGTCGATTGACCGTGTAGGTGCACTTGGTCAGATTGTTGATGTGAATTTGATTGATACGCCGTTCGGTATTGTTACGCCGCAGCTCTACACATCTGCCGATGGTGGTTCAGGTGGTTCGATTCGCATCATCCCTGCACTGACCAAACGCATCGAAGGTTACTTCCTTGACAATGAAAGCTTCCTGTCGACCAACAAAGTGTTGCAGGATTCTGAATACTATCAGGACTATTCGTATGTGATCAAAGCAGGTATCGGCGTTGATCGCTACCGCGATGTGGTGATGAATGTTCTCCACCCTGCTGGTCTGAAGATGTATGGTGAAGTGAACATCATCGAGTTCATCAAGTTGATCATTCGCGATGCCAACTTTACGGTCACGGTGAATTTCATGGGTGAGATTTCGTTCCAGTCGTCTGTTTTCCTATACAACCGAGTCGGCTTCGTTCAGGACTTCATGTATGCGGAAACAGAAGGGACGTACAAAACAAATGACTTCAAAGACATTGTCATTGCTGATGTGTTCGAGGGTGTTAAGCCGCTCAACCGTCACTTTACAAACGTTACTGTCCTGACACCAGGTGGCTATGTTTACGCAGGCTATTTCGATGCGGGTTATAACACTGATCTTGTGACTGATGATCCGTCATACATTGATGAGACTTACATTGAAGACGGTTACGAATACATCGAGCTTGACGGTGCTACAGCGTTCGGCCATTACACTAGTTAAATAAGACTAAACGAATTCGAGGTTACTATGCTAGCAGACAAAACAAACGTAGTTAAGCGGTCGAGCAAAGGCACGCCCTTAACCTATGTTGAAATGGATCGCAACTTCTCCGAACTTGTGAATGCGATTGACGACGTTGATGCACTCACAACTGATGTCAATACACTCACAACTACCGTTGATGAGTTTGTGACTGATGTCGGTGATCCTGATGTAGGGTCAACCCTCGTTGGGCATAAACGCACTGATATAGCTGACACTATTTCAAACGTCAATATGATGTTGTCGAGTCTTATAGTCAACATCTGGGAGTATGCCAACTATATTACAAGCAAGCCTACATCATCGCCTTCTACATGGGACTGGACACCTGCAACCGCAGCAGCTTCAGCGTTTGTGAAGTCTAAGGGTGGCGGTTGGATTCGTTATCCTGCTGGTAGCTATCCTCATACCAAGATGGTTAAACAACACGGCGTGAGTTGGATGGGTGACGGTTCAAGCGTAACTTACATCACCACACTGGCATCGACGTCCGCTGTGCCTTATGGCCTCATTGAAGTTGAAGCAGGTGCTGTATCGTCGTCTCACATGGTTGGCATGCACATCATGGGTAGCGCAGTTGCAGGCTTTGCTCAAGCAACTGTCAACGCAACTCAGTGGGGCATGTACGCCAAAGCTCAATGGGATGCAACGTACCAGCATGGTGGTCTGTGGTATTCTGAGTTCCGTGATGTTCGATTCTCTAACTTCAACTACGGAGTGTGGACTCGTGGTGGTTATACGATCAACAACTACAAACGCCCAATTCAATTCGTGACGTTCGACAAAGTATTCATCCAAGTACCTACAGGTGGTGAAGCTCTTCGTATGACAGGGCAGCACGGTCAGATTGAATTCCGTGGTGGTTCTGCTGAAGGTCGCGACGGTGTTGTTGCCGCCCTCTGCATCAATATCGGTATGGACCCTGATCCAGCGACTATGGCTGATAACGCTGCCACTGGTCAAGGTGAAAACACATCAGATGCTCCTGGCACTGGCAGTGCTGTGCAAGCTCCGTACAACGTCAACTTCGGTAACGGTTTCTCTATCCAGAAGTCCCGTAAAGGTATTGCTGCTAAGAACTGCCGTCAAATCTCGGTTCAAGGTGCTTGGGTCGAAGACATTGCAGAGTTGATTGACTTGTCTACTAACGCTCACTTGACGTTTGAGTCAAACCACTTGGCTAACGCGGCTGACGGCTCTGTTGGTGGTACAGCGGGTACAGGTTATCTGTTCAAGATGGCCACTAGCTCGGCATTGGAGTTCAAATCGACTTCTGATGTTATTGGTACAGTTGATAACTACCTTGAGCCGACTACTAACTTGAATAACCTTCGCAGTCTGAAAATAGAAGGTCTTGCTTTTGGTGATACTTATCAGAAGTTTGTGGCTGCGGGTTACAAGACTATGGTTCTCACAGGTTCGGCCATCGACATTGGCGCTCACAAGTTTGTGGTTATCAACCCGGCGCCTGGTGACCCTAGTTTGAAGTTGGATATCCTGAAAGCTACTATTGCTCCAGGTGAGCGTGTAACTATTCGTGCACTGACTGGGCCTATCACAGTGGTCAACACTGGCAACATCTCGTTGAACGGTGAACCTGCAATCTGTCTACCACTGTCAGGCGCGATGGTCCTTGAACGACTCTATCAAGTCATTGGCAACGTTGAGTGGGTATTGATATCAGTAACCGAACAACGCGCTACTGCCGCCCCTACAGACGGCTTCTACTACCCACAGGCACACAGAGTCTGGCGTCGCGATGCAGCAGCTTCTGGACCAATGGGTTGGATTTGCACAACAGCTGGACTGGCAGGTACAACTGCTGTGTTTAAAGCGATGCCTAACCTGGCAGCGTAACAACACCGAAGCCTGCTTAGTTGCAGGCTTTGTCTTTTGTGGTAGTAAATAGTACATAATAAATTCGAGGTTACTATGCTGTCAGATAAAGCGAACATACTCCTAAGGGCGATTAAGGGTTCTGAACTTACCCACGTCGAAATGGACACGAACCTGGACGAGATCAAAAAGGTCATTGATGATGTGCATGCGCTGAATGACGCCGTTGAGGCCGATTCTCCGTTGAAAGCGCCATTGGCGAGTCCTGCGTTCACAGGGCTGCCCACTGCCCCTACGCCATCGGTTGAAGATAATTCTGATCTCCTGGCTACGACTGCCCACGTTCATAGCGCAGTCGACGTTCTAGGGGCTGACATTCTGAGCCGCTTGAAGTTGCGCCCTGAAACGTTCGGCGCAGTGGGTGATGGTGTAGCTGACGATACCGCCGCATGGAACTTGCTGCTAGATGCAATGTTGCTGACCAAGCGAAAAGGTGAATGTGTTCCAGGTGCACAGTACAAGATCACTTCAGTCCTAACGCGCACGCTGGTTGATACCGATGTGTTTGACCTCGATATGAATGGCGCGACGTTCATTCAGGGTGGCAACAATAGCGTCCTTGTACTGACTAACAGCGTTAATGGTACTGTCACATCAGTAACCGAGAATGTCCAAATATCGTACAACTTGGGCAACGGCGCGACCAATACCTATGTGATGAAAGTTACATCAGTTGGTCACGGCTTCACGACTCCTGGTCAGATTGGTAAGATCTTCAGTGACGATATCGTTCCTGACTTCGATGGCTCTAATCAATACTGCGGTGAGTTCTTCACTGTTAGTGCAATTGAAAGCGCCGATATCTTCTACACCTTTGGCGTCTTCGATGAAACATATCTGACCAACGTCAAAGTTTGTCGGCCGTCGGGTGCTAAAGTCAACATCGACAACTTCGCAGGTAAATCAACTTGGGCTGATTCGGTCACTGCGAGCTTCTGCACTATCTCGGGTTTGATTAATCCGGTCTTCGGTGGTACTGTTCGAGCGAATGACATAAACGCACCGTTCTTGAACTTTACAAGTACATACCGTGCCAAGCTGAGCAAGATCATTGGTCGCAATATCAAGAACCGCCCTGACTTGGGTGCTTATGGTTATTTGATTAACGACAGCGCAGCCTACTACAGTGACATTTCAGGCATCGATTGCATCTTTGCACGTCATGATTACACCACAAGTTCCCCATCAGCAGTCGCGGGCGATGACAAACCGTTCCTTCGTGGTCGTACAATTGGTTCAGTCGTTCGAGACAGCGTAGGTAACTCGTTTGATACCCACAGTCCATGCCTGCGTATCACCTTTGAAAACTGCAAGCCAGTTGACTCACATCGTGGTTACGACTACGGTGGTGCTGGTATTCAGATTCGCGGTAACGATTGCCAAATCATCAACTGCGACGTATCACATTCGAAGATTGGTGTTGCTCAAAGCAGTGCAAGTAAAACGGGTCCAGCCAAACTGCTGATCGATGGGTTAAAGTATCGTGGCCCGAACGGTCATACACCAGTCGTGATTAACGGTATCACTGCATTCGAAACCATCGTTACTTTCCGTGGTGACATTGAAAGTCAAGCAAGCTCGATTTTCGAAGTGACTAACGCTACTCTGATCGTCAATGGCACGCGTGTGACAATGCGTCCAACTGATAACGGTGCAGCAATGGTCAACTTGAACACTGGTGGCAATCTTGAATGGCAGGGTGGTTCACTCAACATCACCAATGGCAACAGCCACAAGATCGTTGCACACCTTGATACTGCAACCACAGCGAAAGTTGATGGTCTGTCAGTTCGCGGTGTTACTGGTCGTCTGTCGTACCTTGCTACTTCAGCATCACAATACGCAATTGAATCACGCTTCACTAACATCCAACTTGATGCTGCATTGCCAGGCAACCCGTTCTTAGGTTATGAAGCTACATTACCTAAAGTCAGTGCTGAGTTCTGCATAGGCTACAACTTGCGTCCATTGGCGTATCGTGTGTTCACGTACGGTACTACGGGCAACCAGGCAATTGATTTGCAGTTTGCAGGCAATCAGTCGATATTCCTTCGAGTTGAAGCGACAGCAACTGGTGTTGTAATTAACTCATTGACTCAGGGTGCGTTCGCTGGTCAGCGTTTGATTATCAACAACCGCAACTCATCGACGTTCTCGCTGAACGTGGCAAACAACTCAGGTGGGTTATTGACAATGGCTGCAAGTGCTACACTGACAGCTGGTCGAGGTATTACGTTAGTGTGGGATGGTAGCACATGGCGTTCTGCTGATAACCACGCATAATCGCAAGCCAATAAAAAGCCCAGTTAATTCTGGGCTTTTTGCTTATTACGAAACAGTAATGACAGTGGTGTCAGTAACTGCGTTGTTGCTCACAGAACGTACTGTGATAGTGGCAGTACCAGAAGTCACACCGGTAACCAGACCAGTTGCAGACACAGTGGCGACAGCAGGCGCTGACGATGTGTAGGTCACAGCTTTGTTCCATGCTGAGACTGGCGCGACAGTCGACGTCAGTTGCTGAGTGCCCGCTACGGCGATAGTAGCAGTCGCTGGCAGCATGTCGATGCTAGTCACAGGCAGATAGGTCGTAGGAGAATCGAAGAACGATGTGATGTTCGCAAAGTTCAAGTTCACTGCGGTGCCCTGGAAGTCCAACTGGAGTTGAGTGCTTGTCAGAGTAACAGTGGTTGCTTTCAAGAACGCTTTGATGCGATCACGAATCCTCTTCTGCGAAGACAGTAGGACATTGGCCCCAGACACTTTCCAACCTTTATCGGTTAGAACCACCGTCTTGTTATTGAGTCGTGGTTTGACAGCCCATTGTGGATATTTCATGTTGCGGTGCTCCATCTTATAAGATTGTAACACTATTTATAAGACAGAGCTTTGTGAAGGTAGGTTATTTAGCGTTATTACTGATCAGCAACATACGCTCATCATCACAGTACAAGTAGGAATCCCACAACAGAATACCTTCACCCGTCTGAGTCATGCGACCCAGGACATTACGATCATCGAGACGCTTGATCACTCCGATATGCGCGTTGATGACAATCGTATGGTTGCCAGCGAGTTTCCTGATCAGCCAGTGGCGAAAGTTTGCAAGCATTGTTGCACTGCTGAACGGCAGAATATCACCAGAGCCAGCAGGTGGTGCTTCGCGCAAGTCGAGGTAATCGGGTTCTGTTTGAGACCATGAAGTCATTGCATATTTCCTTAGTTTGAGTATTACGCGGCAGAGCTAACGTCTTGGGCATACGGAGCCAGGAAGCGTTCGTCGATAGCTTCGTGTTGGTGATGGGACTTGTACTTGCGACCGATGATGGCGACATCATAGTCATTGACCTGGGTATCGTAGTTGAATGTCGCACGAATAACACCGACCAGACCGTACAGCGATTCGTCTGCTGCCAAAACATTCGTCTCACCGATGAAAGAGACGCCTTCTGGGTATGTGATTCGGACGAAGTCATTTGCTTTGAATTTGGGAGTGTTCATATGGTGCAATTCCTTTCTCATGATAAAAAGTCTAACTCACGAGCGCATTCTAGCAAGTGAGTTAGCACAGTACAAGCCTTTAGTTACAGCGGTTCTTTCAGGGTACAGTGGCCCTTGGTGTTCAACAGCTGGACAGCATACCCACCCGAGGTTTTTACACCTACAGGTTGATAGAAATTGATTTTGTACTCAGCCTCGATAGGGGCATGTACCTTGATCACAAAGCACGTTAACCCACCGTTTTGGGCTACGGCTCTTTCTATCGTGTCTTCGCCTATATCTTCGGCCAGTCTAGCCAAAGCACTGGCTGGGGTATCGGCAACGGCCCAGTTGTAGACGCATGATGCGTAGTAATGGAACTTCATGATGAGTGCTCCGAGTGATGACGATGGTGTAGCTCATGAGTCGATTATGGCTCAATCACTACACCTTGTCAACACCTCAGACGTGACTCACCTCAAAGTTTTCATACACCACCCAACCACCTTCAGACTCAGGACCCTCGTTGTCGATGACATAAGCGCCTGCTTTGAAGTAGAACGGGAACTCGGTCCACGCCGCATCGACAGTCACTGCATACACCAAGCCGTTAAGCTTGATCTGCAAGACATCGTCAGTGCCCATTGCCAAGCTATAGCTGAACGACTCGCCAAGCTTGCAGGGTACTGTGAGGACTTTGACGGCGGTGCCGCTAGGCTTCAGTCGCAAGTCAACCCGCGCAACGCCATTCCACCATGTAACCATCAGGAATGGGTTAGGTGCTTTGTGCGCGTGAATTTGACCGATGATGACTTTACCTGAACTCGGCGCAAGCTCGACACGAACCGTGCCTTGCATGGTGTGAACAGCTTCCCCTGCTACCCAGTTATAAGACTCGGCACTGTCAGGAAGCGTTTCACGACTTTCAGTGCGTGGACTAGAGCTAGAACCAGATGTGTCACCTAGTACTGAGCACCAATAGTTGGTGTGGCCTTTAGGATCGGTCCACACCAGATTGGCTGGAGGTTTCTCAGGGTACAGATAGACCTGACCGTGTGCAGTGATATTGCCAAAGCTGAACATCTGATAAAACTCCTACGTTAATGGATACCGCAGGATTATTTATCAGATCGTACTTACTCAGCATTCTCGAACAGTGCAGCAGGTGACAGGCCGTAGTTTATGGCAATACGTTGCATGTTCTCCAATACCTGTTCGATCAGCTGGTTACTGTCATGTGCGTTCTGAAGTGTTTGAATCAGATTTTGGTGCGCGTTTGGTGCGTAGCCTTCTTTGACAATTTCGAGCCATCCCATTCCTTCTGACGGATCGAAGATAGCCAAGTACTCATCGTCTGCAATCAAACAACCTGCGGCACACATAGTCCCACCAGTGCCACGATATGCGCAAGTGCCGGTGGTGATACCACTATCCTCTTCTTTCATCGAACGCTTACCTTGCTTGACCAGATGACGTGCAACCTGATCGAACACTTGTTGCGCTGTTGCATCTTTCAATGTAGCCAGTGTGATAGTCATACTTTTCTTCCTTCGAAATGGGTTGGTTAGACGACAGCGCCGAAGCGGTCGAAGTGTTCAAGCGCGAGATCGAGGTACATCATCCACGCTGCACGAATGGTGAGTTTCTTGTAGCGGTAATCACAGAAGCCTTCTTTTTCATGTGGCTGCCAGGTGCTGAAATCAACAGTGCCTTCATGGTAAACGAGAACTGATGCCGCACGCTTTTCAAAGCGTGCGTTCACTTCTACAAGTGGAAAACCAGCGGGTACAGGCGTGTGGGTCCAGATGTTAACCTCAGTCTTAGGTGCAGTGCGACTATCCCAAATGATTGGATCATCAGCGTTAACAACACCGTCACGGATGAGGATATATTCAACATCGTATTGACTGCGATCTTTCAGCTCTTGCATTGCGAAGTCAATCGCTTTCTGAACACCACCCAACCATTTACAAAACACGAATGTCTGCTTAGGGTTGCGTGTGGCTATTGCAAAGGTATAACCGATAGGCTTGCTCATGCTTGTTCCTTAGGAATGGTGTGACCGATTTTCAAACGTGAGCCCAGCCAGTAATGCTTTTCCATGCGCTGAAGATCATTGATGCTGATGGTCGACATTTCTTTCCAATGCTTGAGTGCATACGCCTCAAGCTCGTTTTCAGGAAAGAGGGTGATGATACCATCACCCGTCATTTCAGCTCGCATTGAAAGCATCCAGGTTGAGTTCGTAGGTAGTGCCTACTTCTTTCATCTTCACAAGGACGCTTTCAATGAGACCAGACCGATCGTGTGCGCGTTGCAGAGCGATGATCAAGTTTTGGTGGTGCTCAGGAACAGTCTGATTGGATACTAATCGATCCCAAGTACCGCCACCGTTTCCAGCGCCATTGTCGAATTGTGGCAGATATTCATCATCAGCGATGAGGCAACCTGCCGCACACATCAAGCCATTGACACCACGGTAGAGGCACATTTGTGAACCAGGATTGACCGAACGCTTACCTTGTTTGATCATATGCGTGACAACCTGGTCAAACACTTGTTGAGCGGTTGCATCTTTCAGGGTGGCCAAAGTAATCATTTCGAAAGCTCTTCCAGGTTGAATTGAAGTTTGTGTTTCTTGGCGAAGTGTTTGAGACGACGAGGGTAGTCAATTGCACCCACTTCATCAATGTCCCAGCGGTCTACGTTCATGTCATGCATCTTCTGGAGCATGTCGATGAAGTACGCATGCTTACTCGGGACTTGCTCAGGGAACGCCTCAGAGCAAGACAACCAGCTGCCGCGTTTGTCGAACTTGATGTCGTACTCTTCATCGGTCATGAGACAGCCTGCCGCACACATCAGACCATTACCTGGACGGTACTGACACATACCTGCGTCGTTCGTGGCGCGGACTTTCTGTTTGATCAAGTGACGAGCCACCTGATCGAAGATCTGCTGTTCGGTTGCGTCTTTCAAATTTGCGAGTGTGATTTGCATGATCATTATCCCAGGAAGGCGTGAGTGTCGGTTGGCGAAGGAGCTTTCGGCATTGGCATCCAGTGACTGTAGCGGGTCTTGAAGAACTCGTCCTTCTTGACAATCAGGAAAGTAGGAACACCGATCCAGATTTGTTCAGCGATACTGAACATGAAGACGATATCACCGTCAGCCTTGGTAGGCATACACTTTGCGGTTTCGAAATAGTACTGCTGTTGATGGCAAATCATGATAAAGGGCTTCTCACTTGCTAGGCTAATGTAAAAGAATGTAGACGTTATACGCTAAAACAGGGGTTAATGCAAAGGATTCTTTACGTTAGCTGGCACGCACTTTCACGCAAAGGTAGGTCTTGTCGACCTCGTAGTAGCGACGATCAGACGGCACCCGAGCATTGATGCCTGCCTGGTTGCATTCGTCCATTGTAGCGAAGCCTGGTACGCTAGTGGTTGAGATTGCTACACCAGGCACACTGCCGTTGCTAGTGAAAATTGCTGTGGTAAGAATCAGTGTGTACAAGTCCATCAGGTTTGTTCCTCATCGGTAATGATTTCGAGTGTCACGCGAACCTTCGTGCCCAGTGGTAGACCCAGGTACTTCGCATCGACAGCCACATGAGCATTGAATTTGTCGTGTGGTATAGCGTCAGACTTTGGTACATAAACCCTGCAGGCCCCGTAGGGCCCCACGATTGCAATAGCAGTACCAATTAGCATGTTATCCCCTTGACCGCAGTATCGCTGTCACATAGTTACGAAATTCGCACGACATACCTGCAGGCCAATGCGTGAATTTACCGTCAGCTTTGATCTTCAGCAATTCGCCAGTCTGCGCCCACTGCACGATAACATCATCGTGATGAAGAACGTTAGTGGCGACCATAGCGCGAAATGCAGTCAGGATAAGGTCGCTGCCGATGACGATCTCAGTATCCTTGTCTACAGCTTCATTGATAATCTTGTCGACGTAGTGCTGCACCAATGCATCGGGCAGTGTGTAGCCGTTCAGGTTGTCGTAAATGATGGTGAGCATGTTATCCCCTTACAGCACTGTCACGCGCTGAACGATTGTTTGTGCTTGACCCTTGTATTCGTCGTGAGACTTCACAGTGGCTTTGATTTTCAATTCGTCGCCCTCTTCAGGGCTGAATGCCCCACTGAAGACGACCAAGCATGCGTTGGTAGCTTTGTCGATCATCGTAGTCACGTAGCACACCTCAGGGCCGCCGTAACCGAAACCTTCACGCACGAAATGCCGCGAACCAACAACAGTGACATCGAATGTGAGACGTTGTTTAGGTTGACCGACGATTGCAGTCTTGTCTGGTTTTGGCAGAGCGAGGTGTGGTACAAGACGAAGAATGGCAACAGCAGTCTTGTGGATCACTGAGTCAGCTTCGAACTCGTTGACTTTATCCATCAACCAAGTCAGATAACCGCGTGGTGCTTCCTCGAACCTCTTACCAGCGAATGGGCCGAAAGTGAAGATACCGCTAGCGATTTTCTCATCGCGTTCTTTGTTCCATGCTTCACGTTGAGCATCCCACTCGGCCTGACGCTGTTCTTCTTTGATACGACGTTCATTCATCTGTTCAGCAGTGGCGCGCTTGATTTCACGCATCTCGCTGACCAGCTGTTCACGAGTCGTAGACAGTTTGACGCCCATCTGCTCAGAGTACGCTTGAGCTTTGGCAATCGCTTCGTCAGGGTCTTGCGACAGGTTGAAGTGGTGAAACGAACGAACGCTACGCTCAACACCTTCGCGACCGTAGTGAACGTGTTCGTAGGTTTCACGCAGGGTGAACAGTGCGCCGGTTTCGCCTATACCGATATACAGAGAAGGGATGAAATTCGACATGACTGATGCTCCGAATAATGTATTTGTTAACTCATGAGTCGATTATGGTGCAGTCGACTCACACTGTCAACCATTATTTTGGTTCAGCGCTAATGATGTCCATGACTGCACAGAAATCGAACTGAACATGGTCACCATCTTTGAGATTGTGTGACTGGGTGAACAGCAGGTCATTGTTCACTACGCCGATGATCGATGTATCTGTAACGTCGTTGACCAGAACCCAGAAGCGTTCAGCAGAAGCGTCACACACCTCATAATCAAGAACAGCACCGATCTTGACATTGTCGCCCCGTTTAATGGTCGCCAATTCTTCTTGCGATGGTGCATAGAACGTATCGGGATGATTTGAATGTATCTCTTGAGCGTTCAAGAGAATGTCGGTAATTTGAATTGGTGGTCGCATGATATAGTTTACCTTCACGTTTTATTTTGAAAGAGCGTGTTGAACAAGATCTGTGATGTCAATACCTGCATCATCGCAGACCCTGTAAGGGCGGTTTCTGATCCCGCAGACGCTCATCATATGCGTTCCCTTGCTGTTGTACACATCGACAACAACGACACCTGTAGGGTCTACCGCTGCTTTCTGCTCAGCGTCTGCAATTGCAGCGCGCAGCTTGGTCAGTGTCGAGGGGTGCATGAGTGAGGTCTGAGTGATCATGTTGGTTTACTCTTCGTCGGTTTCGGTCGCTTCAGTAGCACCCGATGCACGAATGGTAACGAAGCGTTGCACCTCTGTCAAGTAATTTACCGCTTTACCGACAGACCAGGCGTGCACGATGCAATCGGTCTTGGTCACATGATCTTCAGTGACGACATGACGAACGTCAGTGTCAGTCCAATCGATGCTGATAACGCGTTTGCGATTGCCCAGCTTGATCATACCGAACGGCGTTTGCACCTTCCACCACGGCAGCGTATCGATGAGACTTGGCGAATACTCGTTGTCAATCGATTCGACTGCGATAACGTCGATGTTTGCGAGAAGGAACATTGCGCGGACTTGCGCTTCGGTGGTGATTGTCAGTACTGCTACACGGACATTGCACATGATTTGATACCTCTATGATTTAATTGATACTTCATTGGTGTTGCATTTGCAGCATGTGACCTTTTCGGCCACATGTCAACCTTTACCGTGCTTGATACAGGAGACGGCCATTGGCACGGTAACCTGCAATCTTTTGAATTTTGTTGTCGCTGTAGTAGACCGTGACGTTACCGTGTAGGCCGTCTTTGTTGCTGACGTAGAAGTCAACGATGGCCGCTCCGTTGTCAGTCAAGGTCACGCCGCGTTTGAACTCAGTGAGATCGTATGGGCTGTCAAGATCAGTATCATCCCAACTGTCGTCAGCACACTTGGTAACGAGGGCGATGTTGATGTTACGTTCAACATTTTCGTCGTCGATGTTGAAGCGTGCACCAGGTTCGAGGATCAAGCGACCAGCAGCTAAACCAGTTTCAGTGCTGGCGGCCTGCTTGATGAGTGCGATATCTTCGCGAGATGGAATCCAGAACGGCATGTGATGTGCTCCTGCGCATGTTATTAGTTATTACCTCACATGCGCAGTATACGACGGATCCAATCGTATTGTAAACAACAAATTTTAGATACTTTTTACCACGCGTTCTTTGACGCCATGACGTGAGTTGTTTTGCGCAAGCCCTGCACCGATCATGAGGACACCTTCGCCATCACCAAAGATGAATCGAATCTCCTCGGCGTAGGAATTGATGCTGTAGTCGCTCCAGCCAGCATTGCGTTGAATGTTGGCTACCTTGATCAGGTCGACTTCAAACTCTTCTTTGGTCATATCAGTTCTCTTGGTCTGCTGTGATGAAACCACGTTCAACTGCACGGCGACGGGCTTCAGCCATTTGCGGGTATTTGGTGACATGACTACCAGAGCAGTATTCACCATGAGGACCGTAGCGACTGATCAACGTCCAGTGCTTGCCAGGGTGAAAGTACAAGTCTTCACCGTTGAATTCACCCAGGCTGATGCACACATCGCAATCATGTTCATGAATAGCCATTATCGTCTCCCTACCACACCTTCGTAAAACGAATTGCCGTCTTTGTTAGCCCAGTATTCGATCTTCTCTGCACACTCAAGGCAGTACCAAGCTTTCATCACAGTGTTGAAGTGATGCGCGCTGTTCGGCTTCTGGCATTGGGTGACATTGCAGTTCTGACCTTCAAGGCCTTTACCTGGCAACGGTGCCTTTGGTTCGTAGACTTCACCCCAGGTTTTACCTTGCGATTTGAACGCCATGATTAAAGTCCCTTACGCTTGAGATCGAATACCCACCAGCAATACAGCTGGGAAGTGTATGCAAACTTTTTGAGGTAGTTCATGTTGCCGAACGTATCTGGGTAGACGTCGCCCAGAGCACCAATCAAGGTGTAATTGTCAGGGCTGATTGTATCCAGCATCTCGGCAATATCAGCCTCAAAGTTAGGGTAACCCATCGAATACATCGCGTTGCACATGTATGGGTTGGAGGCATCATAGACACCTTTTACCAATGCGCGTTCAATAGCTTCAGACAGCTTCACATTCATTCTCCAGTATGTTTGTCTTCAGATTCCATTGTATGGCGTGGGGTTGATGCTTTGCAAGCTTTTTCGCGCCCACGCTAACGACTTCAATCCAGAAGAGAGTTGGTTTGAACGCGAGTGGTCTTGCCTTCAGACACCGCACGATTGACTGTAGTACCGCCACCTTCAACGAAGTAGACATAGTGTGGATGAACGCTACCAGGAACGGCGATGATGACGCGAGAAACACCACGACCATCAGGCAACGTGCCTACCTTGATCGGGGAGTTCAGGTTGTAGCTGTTGGCGATTGCGGCTTCGTTATGGGTTGGGCCACAGCCAACCAGTGCCAACGACAGTACAGCGAGTGCGATAAGCTTTTTCATTCGGATGTTCCTTTAGTAATGTCTGGTGTCCGATGTTCAGTTGATGCTAGAACGGCGCGCAATTCATCATGCGCCGCCGCCGACTGAATTTGGATTGTTCGTATTGTCACTGGGTCAGTGATATTTCTCGGATATACCCGTGTAAGCCTTTCAGCAAGTTCACGAGGTATGCAGATATTTTCAGAACTCATTGCTAACCTTCTTATGGTCTTCAGGATATGCGAGCAACTTGACCAGACGTTCTTCGGTTGTGATACGACGGTCGACAGTGTAACGACTGGCATTGTTTTGCATGTCGATGTAGAGTTCAACCAGGATGCGAGGCAATTCAACGATACCCATCGCGTCTTTGGCTTTCCTCTTTGCGGCTTCCATATGTTTGTGATAGGTGAGGTATGAATCCATCAAAGCCTTAGCCATGTCAACTGCAAGTACATCACGATGGAACAACATCATGGCGAAGTTGCCGATGTCGACTGGATCACCTTTACTGATGTTTTCGATCAGCATTTGGATAAGCGATTCCACAGTACACTCATCCGGCTTATCCCAGCCACCACGACCCCGCTCACGCATCTGAGCCATCTTGTTCTTCATGGCTTGAGCGAACGTATCAACCGCAACATCATCAGCGTGACGGTCCCTGTAGGCGACTTCTTTCTCACGCCATTCGAGGATTTCACTGTGGCTGAAGTGCATGCCATTGATGAGTACATAGTTCTTCGCAGGTTCTTTTACAGCAGGTTGCATTACATCATCGGTCAAGCACTTTGGATAACCGCAGTGGAGGTTATGCATTTGGCAGCCACCCAATGCGCTCATGTTCTTACAAGTCTTTGCCACAGTTATTGCTCCACGAATTCGACACGCTTGCCATCAACCCAGGCAGCGACAGGTTTACATTTGATGATCGTGCCCTGAATGGTAGTTTCACCTGCCTTGGCACAATCGGATTTGACGTCAGCAAGTGGCGTATAGCGGCCCGCAGAAAAGCTGATACCACCTACGAAGAACATTACAAGGATGAATGCAGCGAAGCCGTCCATTATTCGGCTTCCTTGATTTCTTCAAGATCTTTGAATGGGTGGGTGAAGAACGGATAGCCACCATCCACATCGAGTGTCAAGCTGATGTGATGTACACAGGTAATTCGAGTATCGTCACTGGCGCAACCGTAGTCGTGCATGCGGCACTTTTGCACGACTGTGCCCTTGGTGGCCTTTGGTTCAGTCGTGCTGTCAGTCAGCAAACGATATTGTTTGACGTTCATTTGAGTTCCTTAACAGCTTTGCGCAGCTGGTTCAGCAAACGCATATTGATGGTGAGGGCGTTGTCTTCGGTTTTACCAGTACTTGGATGAACGTAGGTTTCTTTGTATGGTCGACCAAGTTCAGCTTCAGACCGATCTACCTCGGCAGCGATCATTGTAGCGACTGTTACAATCGATTGCAAGCGCTTCAATTCTTTCTTGGCGCACGCACCACACTGGTAAATTTCATCGTAGTACTGTTGACCACAACGTGCTCCTTCGCCGTGACCCATCGTGGTGAGACTGTTGCAATACTTACTCATGATTTTTGATCTCCGACAGCTTAGCAGTGATTTCGGATTTGTAACCGTTAGGGACGATGAACCAAAGCTTCTTGAGCATTTCAACCAATAATGCTTGGTTGTTGGTCAGCGTGGCGATAGTTGCTCGCATTTGTTTACGCTCAGCTTCGATCTTTGGTGCCCAATCGCAAGCTTCGCAAATGTGGGTGTCTTCGCCTAGATCATAACACATTGCAGTCGCACCACAAGTGTCACAAACGGCAAACATGGTTGTCCTATTCATGAGGCACATCCAGGTTTTCAAGAGGGTTAGTGAAAGGTTCTTCTCGGATACCTTCACCGAGTGAACAGTAGATTGCATCGATCTCACCGTACGCACGATAGACCTTCAGGTACTTGTAACCGCGAAAGCCGCAAAACTCATAGGCTTCGTCGATGCGTTGTTCTTCAGTGATTGCGCAACCAGTCAGAACTGACGCAATAGCGCACAACAGGAATAAACGTTTCATGGTTTCATCTTCCGTGCTACGCGTTGAGCCTTACGCTTTTGTTTGCGTTTGGCTCGATAGCCGCTTGGGAGTTTGTAATCGGTGATGTGTCTGCAACGGCCGTATGACTTAGCCCACACCTTTTGTTCAGCTTGGAAATTACCGAAGCTCCAGAACATTACCACACCGCCTTGTAGGTCACTTCAAACATTGAGTTGGCGTGAGCGATGTATTCGATGCAGCTTTGGTCGTTGAAGTCAATCTGCTGATACACGCTGTTCCAAACGCAATTAGGGAACATCTTTTGCGCGTTGAGGAAGATGGCACCACCGTCATGCAGTGTGCCTTTGATCCAAGAGCCTTTGAAACCTGCTGCCTCAAACGTCTTTTCGAGGACTTGATGAGCTTGAGAGACCATCTTGATTCTCCTTTCATGATAAGTTGTTGCTTCACTATGAGAACGATTCTACAGATGATCACTCAATGCCACAAGCATTATTTTAAGGAAAATTACCTTTTCGCACGTCACCCGCTGTGACAGTCTCGGGCCATGCACGTTTGTCAGGCTGACGCTGTACCGTGCTGTACGGGTTCTCTAGCAGTTGTAGGCTGTCCAAGATAGTCAGCGCTTCCTGAGTCGTCGCCAAGTCAACAAGCTTGTTCAGTTGCGCTTGGCTGATTCGATACCCTCGCATCACGTCCCTCCAACCATTCACGGTCAATAAAACCATCGACAACGAAGCCACCCAGTTCGACCTCACCTTCAACAGGAAAGGTTTCACCGCGGAGACCATAGAACAACTTGCCTTCAATGCCTTTGACAGGATCGTTGACGAAGTAACCATCCTCGGTGACTTCAATGATGATCTGGTGCATGCCACCCTGAATGTTCAGAGATGGAACGCTAACCAGATACGCACCAGAGGAGATCAGCGTAGGTAGGGATAGACTGTCGAACGACGTACAAGGGATTTGCAGTTCATTCAGCAGTTGCCCCATCGAAGTCGCACCTGCGCGATACTTCTCATGGAACTGGTCAATCAAACCTTGTACAGGTTCATCAACCAACATTGCCAGGCATGTAGCAACGCAACTCACAGTACATGGTTGCGTCTGATGTTTGATTAACGGTTTCATTTCAATCCTTTCTCCACCTTTGCAATCCACTTGTTGCATTTGTTGTTGACAATGGCATAGATCTCTTCAACCGTAATGCCAGGCTTTTGTGCGTTCATCATGTCGACTGCGGTGATGATCAAGTCAACAGCCTCACCTACAACGCCGTCAGGACCAGGTTCACGGTCTTTGTAACCAAGATCGATGGCGACTTCAGTTGCAAGTTCACCTGTCTCTTCGGTTACAGCATGCATGATCTGGTTCTTGTCGTAGGTGCAATACTTCTGCGACACGCTCAGGATATAACCAATAGGGCAGCTCATTACTTCACGCGCCCCACACCACCCCATTCGGAGTTAGAGAACACGATAACCTTGCCTTTAGGATTGACAGCGTAGAAAGTTTCGGTGTCCCAATCGACATTACCTTCATCCCATTTGTTTTTATGGAACTCACCGGTAAGTTGACTTTCGTGGCGATACACAGCTTTGAAGTCAACACCCATCACCTTTGACAGTGTTAGGCATGAATTGGCATCGCGCTTGTATAGGCCGGCAATGTATTCGGCTTTGAACTCCCAGACATAACGGTAGTCGCGTTTTACATCATCCAACGTGTTGACAGCGGTCATACTTCTTCTCCTTCGAGTTGTTCGGCTTGCTTTGCGCGCACTTGCGCACATTTGAGCCAGCCGTACCATTTATTGTCGAACATCATCCAGGTTGTCTGGTCAGTGCCACAAGTGAAGTTGTAGCAATCACCGGCCCAGAACACACCGTTCGGAACTTTGTTGGTGCTTTCGAACAGCGCACGTTCGGCTTCAATGTTAACTGTCTTGAGGTCACTGAGAATGACAACAGGCTGACAGTGCCAGATACCGTCAATGCAGACTTCAGCTTCATACGTTTTCAACATTTCGGTTTCCTTTGATTAACAGTTGCCTGAGGTGCGCAGATGTTCAAGCGCTTTGTCGTAGTGGCCATGTGAAGCGACCAGCGCTTTCTTGCACGCCATCAAACCTTCACCGGTGTGCCCATGTAAGTCCCTGACCATTTTAGCGGTGATCTCAACAGGCGGTCTGTTCAGCTCTTTCATCATGCGTTCAAGCTCGTTCCATCGCTTGTTCATTTCATTGCGACCGGGGCATTTGTAATCTGCTACCTGGTTGAGAACAACACCCATTGCACTGATTGATTCATGCATCTTGTTGATAATCGCGATGATGCCGCTCATTACATTGCCGCCCGTGCAGCATTGACAGCCGCATCAACGCGCTTCTGAATTGCATCAGTGGTCAGTCGATCAATGCGCTGCTTGATAGCATATTCAACCCGAGCGTCAAGCTTGTCCTCGTATTCTTTAGCAACAGCTTCAACCTTGTCGCTGAGCATTTGGTAGAACTTGTCACTCAACGCATTTTCAGCCGCCCGAGCAAGTGCCTCGACGAGTTTGGTACCAGGCTGCAACTTTGTGACAGAGTTCCACAAACCGCTATCGGCGAAGTACTTTTCAACGATTGCTTTGACATTAGTTGCCTGCTTGACTTCTTGAGTCAGAGTGCGCAGATGATCCTGGACGTGTTGGGTCAATGCAGTCTTGACGTAGGTGTTAGTAACCTCAGTCAGAGCCGCGTTGACAAGCTCTACACGGGCTTCTGTGCCTTCAGGGAACAGTGCGTTCAAGACTGGCGTGTTGAGCTTCAGCACGCACTTTGCAGCTTGTTCTTGGTTCATGATATAAGCCTTCTTCAAATGGATTGTTGTAAAGAGATGCACATCATACATCCCTTTACTCGATTGTACTAGCCCTTAACGCAAATCACTTGGCGCAGGGTATGAACGATATCAACCAATGCAGACTGCGCAGCCATTACCGCTTCAATGTCTTTGTAGGCTGCCGGCGTTTCGTCGATGACCTCTTTGTCCTTACGGCACTCGATACCTTTGGTCGCTTCGATGTGATCTTCAACCGTGAACTGTTTCTTGGCTTGGGTGCGACTCATGACACGACCAGCACCGTGCGAACACGAGCAGAACGAATCGGCGTTGCCCTTACCACGAACAATGAAGCTCTTCGCACCCATGCTACCTGGGATGATACCCAGTTGACCGACTTGCGCACTGACCGCGCCTTTACGCGTTACCAGAACATCAGAGCCGAAGTGAAACTCTTTCGACACGTAGTTATGGTGAGCATTGACCGCGCTCTTCTGCAAGCTGAATGCGGTCAAATGCTTGCGCAACACACCGAGGGTCAGCTCCATCATTTGCAGACGGTTCATCATGGCGTAATCCTGAGCCCACGACACCGCTTCACAGTAGTCGTCAAACAGTTCAGAACCTTCAACCAGATACGCCAGATCTTTGTCAGGCAAGTGAATGTACTGGCGTGCAATCTCTTCTTTTGCTTTGTCGATGAAGTATGTACCGATCTTGTTACCAGCACCACGACTACCAGAGTGCAACATCACCCACACATGGTCACGCTCATCAAGGCACAGTTCGATGAAGTGATTACCACCGCCGAGTGTGCCCATTTGTTTCAACGGGTTGTTTTGGTTGATCAGCGGATGCTTTTCGAGGATCTTGTCGTAGCGATCAGCAAGAGTGCTATAACGCGTGATTGCAGAGTTCGGCGCGACCATCCAGCTACCATTCTTGGAACGACCTGGTGTCGACACGAAACCATGAGGTACAGCGCGTTCGATGTCACTGCGAATCAACGCCAAGCTGTCTGGAAGGTCGATTGCTCGCAAAGAGGTTTCTTGAGCGATCATACCGCAACCGATGTCAACACCTACAGCAGCAGGGATGATTGCACCTTTAGTTGCGATGACACTCCCTACAGTTGCACCCATACCCCAATGCACATCAGGCATTACTGCGAGATGCTTATGGATGAACGGCATCTGTGCGACGTTGCGCAGTTGTTCTTTGGCTTGCTCTTCGACAAGCACACCACGAGTCCATGCTTTGATCGGCTTACCGTAGCTTTCGATCATTTCATAACTTTGAACGGTCACTGTGTAATTCCTTCTTCAGATTCGTTTGGAGATGCCATGATAGCATCTCCATTCAGTGTTATACAACTTCTACGCGAGTGCAGAATTTGCCGTGGTGATCTTTGATCGCCTGGATGAATACGTTAGGTTCTTTGATGGCCGGTGCGACGAAGCGTGGTTCGACGTACTTCCAGGTCATTACAAGCAATCCGAAGGCAATCAGGCCCCACACCACAGAGGCTGCGGTTAATGCCTCACCTGGTGGTGTGCCGTTCAAGAAGAAAATCGAGAACGGCACCCAAATTGCACAACCAATTACACAAGCAATAGCTATCACGCTAAAGCATGCTAGGAAGGTAAACCACAACGCTTGCACTACCGAGTAAATTGAAGTACGGATGTAGCTACACGTTGTAAAACGTCCACAACGAGCCTTATCGGTAAAGCGGTCGCTTTGGATTTTACTATTGAAACGAAAGTGCCAGCTAGTGCTAGTGATCTTCATGGTGTATTCCCTTACAGAGCGGCCAGGATGCGGTCGTATTCAGCGTTGAGTTCATCAGCGCGCACTTGCGCCAGGGCTTCAGTTGCGAATGGTTCGTTGAATTTGAAGTGAGGGTCTACCACTGAAAACAGAGTTTCGGTGCGGCTCAACGGCATTGCGAGGACTTTGAAGTACATTAGTTCGACTACCCTTTATTAAATTGAACTCACCAAACGGAATGCTCAGTGAGTGAGATGGATGTTTATTGTAACTCAATTACGGGAGGAAGATGTTGCCAATGTGTAACATCATCCCATTCCCAGTCTTGACCATCGCAATCGGGATCATCCCAGTAACGATACGACTTGTAGCAGTCTTCGACACCTGCGATGTCCCAGCTAAGAACACCGATGCGACGTTTACCCCTGCACAAGATCAGTACGGTCACGTCGTCAAGTGGTAGTTCCTCACTGCAAGGTATCCAACCATCAACAACAGTTAGAGTTGTTTTACCTGCGCCAGCATTAGCGGTGAAAAGGTTTACCGTCCCAGTGCTATAACCAACATCAACTTCTTTCAGCAGAGAAACACGTTGCATTTATTTCAGATCCTTGAGTGAGATTATGTCTTTTGGCATGACAACTTTAACGTCTGCGAACGCTTCGTTGACCATCTTCTTGGTCAGCCAGATTTTACCGGTTTCTGCATCATGAGTGCAACCTGCATAAAGCTGGGTGCACTTGTCGAATGTGTAACCAACGTTCGACTGGTCACCTTCGAGACGCACACGCCATTTACCTTCAGTGTTACAGACGTCGCCCTCATCAAAGATCATCGCACCTTTCAAACGCAGTGCTTCGAGCTTCAGCGTGAGGTCAACAGCAAGCAGGAACGCGTTGTACGAGCGCTCACCATGAAACCATTCTTTCTCAATTACGAGCATTGAGTTCACCACATGACTATGAATGAGTTGTTTGAATCGTCTTTCTGAAAACCGTAACCCATCAAAAAGACAATGACGCGAGTACCACTGAGGAAGTCGATTGCGTACACACCATCACTGATGTTCGACTTTGTCACCTTCTTGACCTGTTCAGGATCATAACATGTCTGAGCTTCGAGGTATTCGACTGCGCCCTCTTCAGTGTCAGGGTATTGCTTGTTGACCATCATTTGATCCACCTCATTAAGGTCTATTGTGCTTGACTTCTGCGACCATCGCGTCACGTAGATTACCGAGCGCAATGCTTGGGTCTTCTCTGTCGTCGTACTCTTCAGCAAGCTCTAAGATACGCTGTCGAAACGCTTTGTGAGCATCGAGGTACCGAGCAGCATGATTGATCGCTGAGTCTAGTACGTTACCTAAGATGTCGATGTCACTGCGCAGAGCAGAGTTCTCAGCAATGACACGCTGAAGCAAGACTGTATCAGCATGCGCTTCGAGGTGTAGATCAGAGATTTTCAACTGAATCTCGGTAAGCTGAGACTTGAGTCGTCTGATTTCTACCGCTTGTTCATCGTAGGCCGAAGCCATGACCATTTCAACAGGATGACCGAACTGGTGTACGTCATAACGCGGAACAGTGTTCATGGTTTCGACCCCACATCTTATTAGTAGATTGAGTACGTCAACTCTACTACACCTGATCGCGCAACGCAACTCTTTACCTTCAAATAGCAAAACGGTGTCACTTGGACACCGTTTTGGTTTATTTTCGCTTTGGGTAACAGAACAGCATCACCGTAACAAACATACCTAAGCCGAACATTCTCAGGTAGTCAAGTAATAGTTGAGGTTCAGTAAAACACATGTCAAACGATCCAGTAAATTGAGTTCAGGGTTTCGATGTAGCCCTTTTCGATGTCGATCTTGACCAACAGCGAGGTGCGAGTCTTGAACGGGCTTTGCTCACCTTCGTAGTCGAGTACGAAGCCTTCAGCCACGAACTTGCCAGCGTATTGAGGGCAGTCAGGGCGCACGCTCATGCACGGGATGATTTGAAGAACGCGTATCTTGTATTCAGCTTTCTTGCGCTCTGGCTCAGGGTCAACGCCACACATCATCATTGCGGCTTCAGCCATTTCTTGGTCGATGTTCACAGTAGCACCTTCAGATTGAGCAAAGTCGTACTTGTCGCCTGTTTCGCCACAAGCTTTACATTCAAACAGTTGATCAGTCAGGACGCCTTCGTCGTAGTATTCGCGCAATTCAACATCATGTGAACCACAGTTAGGGCAAGTTTGCTTAGTCATGATGAAGTCCTAGTTAGTTGTTCGTCTCTATGCGTGTATTATGATACCACACACAGAGACGGTCAACCTCTTTCACGCTATTGGTACGCCCTTGTTGGTTTGACGTTGCCAGCGACACCACTCGGCCATCGCTTTCTGAAACTGAGTGTACGCCGCGTTGCGCTTTTCGTTACTGCTGAAGACCATGCTGCCCGAGCGTTCGTTTTCCAGCGCACCGAGTAACCACAGACGTTCAGTCTGAATGTCCATCCGACTGCGACTGATGACCTGGTAGCCATTGCTAGCAGTGAACGTGAAATAGTCACCATCATCCTCACCCATGTAACGCGTTGCAGGGTGTTGGTAGCTGATATCAAATGTCAGCCGACGATTTGTCATGATGAGATTGTAGCGGATCAGTTCGATGTCAGGAGAATCAAAGCTCATGTTCAGGCAGCCTCTTTCACTTGGTTTTCATCCCAAACGTCGAACGCAACCTGTGGGTTCATCTTGCCTTTGGTTGCGGTCATGCACGCACGAACAAAGCTTTGTTTGTCTGCATACGAACCCTTGCGAAAGAACTCTTTACACCAATCAATTGCATCCTGACCCCAGGCATTAGACCAGGTGCGAGCAGGATCATCATTCATATACGGCTTATACATGCTTTTTCTTCTCAACGGTTGGGATGACGATTATATCGAGGAGCGTTTTGAACGCCCTACATTCTTCAGCATATCGAGCGATGTCGCTTGTTGCATTGCGACACATGTCGCGCAGCAGACCTCGTTCAATACAGCGTACCGCGATTGCAGCACCTACAAGGTCAGCTTCAGCAGCACGGAGCGATCTCAACAGTATTTGCTTGATTTCTTCGTTGGCTGGAGCAACTGGCATCTTTTCGTAATCTTCGGAGTTCAGTAGAGAATTGTCCATGATGCACCTTCAGCGTAGATTGCAGCAGTGGCTAACAGAAGTCCTATTGTAACAGTGAAACGCAGCATGAGTCTAGCGAAAAGCTTAATCACTCTCCACCTCGTAGCAGTGGTACACATGAACGAGGAAACCGTTAGGTAACCGATAATAATTCATGTTGTGCTTGACACAACGGTTGAACACAGCTTTAGGAAAGCGACGTAGGAACTCACGGTTCTCTTTCGAGTAGTGCGCCCAATCGAGGTTGAACTTCTCGGTTGGTGGAATGACTTTCATTTTGAGTTTCATGGTAAAGATCCTACTCCACAAAAGGGTTGCCCGACTGTTACATCGGGCAAGTCGTCGATCACTCAGCGTTTTTCAGACCGTAATGCTCACTGTTACCTTTTCGGAAAACTTCGAGCAACTTACCGTTCATCAGGATCTTTTGACCTGGCTTCAGCAGGATGCGAGTTTCTTTGGCGCGTTCGTGAGAGGTGATCGACGCTCCGCAGTTGTTGATCCAATATTTCTCGTGACCGAACTTGTCGCAACGCGCTTCAGCTTCGACTGGATCTTCGTTATAGTCTTGAGCGTAGTAAGCGGCGCAGTACGGCCGAACTTCAGGGTACAGATTACCGTGACGAATGGTCTCTTTGGAGACGCAGAACTTCAGACCATTGAACTGTTCGAGCGATTCACGCGACAGTTCAATCACGTCTTGTTCAAGGTCAACGATGGTCATTGCTGGGAAGTCTGCGACAGTTTTCATGATTTAATTCCTTCTTCACGTTGTTTGTTTCGATGTGTTCATGGTACGTCGAACGAGATAGGTTGTAAAGCCTACCTCGCGAATATTTTCATTTATTTTTCGACTCCCTACCAATTCGAATCTGTTCAGCCTCTTCAAGTGCCTCTTCCAGCGTCAGGTCTTCTGTTGTGCTTGCTGTAGGGGATTCAAGAAATGGGAGCTTGATGGGCGTCGGTTCCGGCTCTTCGGGTATCGACACTGGTTGTCGCTGCACATGTGCCCCTGATATCCCCGACACGGTTGATTCAGCAGCGTAGCTTAGCGCTCTGAACATGTGAACGAACACGGGTCTGACATCAGTGCCAGTGATAAGCAAGATCGACAAGAAGATAATAACAAAGGTCTTCATCACAATTCTCCAAGCTATCAGCGACTTGCGGCGGAGGGTGGGGCTTCCAGACAACGGTACTCGTTTAACTCTTTACGGTAGAAACACATGACAGCGTTTGAATCGCGCATGTAACGCGTCATGTCTTCCATTAGCACCTTGAGGCGCAGGGATTCGTCATATGTGAGCCCGACATAGACATGGTCTTCAAGGGGAATGACCTTCCAATGAAACGTGTACGGACTGATTGGTGTGGGTAGCGCAGGGTGCGACATCGGCGCTGGCTCAGGTGTGCTTGAGCAACCGACCATTGCAAGTACACACGCTACCATCAGGGTTTTCTTAAACATGGTGTTGAGTCTCCTGTAGTGCATGAAATTTCATCAGTAAACGAGCTGAAGCTTTGGTTGATCATCTTCTCAGTCAGCGTCGGCTTAGCTCGCAACACGGCTTCTCGACCTGTGAATTTCTCAACTGTACGTTTAGTATCATTGAACTTTTGGCCAGAGTTTGCAACCTTTTTATCCGTCTCGATGCGATTTTTCTTGTCGGCTTCGATAGCGGCTTGCACCTCATCATATTTTGATTGCAGGGCGCTAAGGTCACTCTTCACATCTGCGGTTTTCTGAAGCTGATTGTTGTACAGCGCACCTAGGCTGATCACCATCAGTAACAGCATTACAGCTACACCACTAACGATAGCAATGAGTTTCGATTTCAGCAAGTCGAACATGTGACCAAGCTCCTTTTATTTTGGCTTGCGCAAGAATGAGGCCGCACCTGATGTCTTGTTGACAACCAGCAACGACTTGGCGGTGGAATAGTGCTTCTGGACGAAGGTGCGCAGTTGCTCATCCTCGATGTAACCATCCCACTTAGCGTATGGGATCTTACCTAGTTGACAACGCACATAGGTATCATGATCGACTTCAACGTACTTGTGACCTGCAATGCTACCCGACTTGAACGGAGCATCAGCAATCGCAACACCGCCAGTTGTGTTCGTAGGAGCGGCCGACTCAGACTCAAGCAAGCCAAGCAGTAGGTGTTCAATGAGACTCTGCATAAAGGTTCCCGACCTCGATAAGAAATTGCGAATCAAAATGTTTTGGTTCGATTAGTGGTAATGAGAGAAACAGCAGTACCGAGTTTGCATATTTGACCTGATGATCAAACAGCTTGTATTCGAGAATCCTGATTGCGGCATGGGTCTCGAACACATTAAAGAAGCTTATCACACTGTTGACAATGACTCTTGTGTTGTCCTTGCCTAAGTCAAGACGATTGGTGATCAGCTTCTTAATGATGCTTGCACGGTAAAGGTCTGATTCAAATTCCGCTTCAGTCAAGCAAAACGGATTATCGTAATGCTTGGCTGCGAAGAGACGAAACGTCGAGTCAGTTAATTGCACTTAGGCATCAACCTTTGGCTTGCGTGGACGGTAGCCGCCGCGTTTCTTTTTCTCGGCAACGACGGGTTCAGCGGATTCCTTGACCACGTCTTCTACGATGTCTTCTACAACGACATCTGGCTTGGCAGTATCGAGTGTGTCAAGCAGGTCATCAATCGACGTATCGGCTGTTACAGGGGCTTCCAGTGACAGTGCAGTACCTTCAGGCAGCTCGGTCACTTCGGTAGTACGTGCTGACTCGAACTGGAATGTAGGTAGACCAAGATGTTCAGCAATGCGTTGGTCAAGATTCTTTACGCTGACCAGTAGTTCACCAGTCTTCTCGACAACCCAGCCTTTAGGCGTCGCAATTACGTTGTCTTTGTGCTTTGGTTTGTTGAGGAAAGCAGGAGCGCTCATAATTAAGTCCACATGTTGATTAAGTATGAACCTATTTATGGTATTCTGAAACGACAAAAGAGCGCATAAGCGCCCTTTTGTTTTCTAGCTAGTGAAGCTTACCAGGAGCTGCCACGAATCTCTGCCGAGAATGCATCAGTGACATCTTCAACCACGTTGTAGCCAGCGCAACGCATTTTGCTGTCGTTGTAGTCTTTCGGTACTGCTACAACGTCTTGTGGATGCACTTCAACCTTCACAACACGATTGCCATTGCTGGAGAAGTGTTTGATGTAAGACTTGGCGCAAACGTGCAGACCGTAGGAGCAGGTCACTTCGCTGTTTTCGTTCACCTGGTTACGGGCAACACGCACTTCATTACCGACAGAGTTGTCCATCGTGTTGGAGTGTACGTCGAAGTAGGTATCACGCACGACTTTCCATGCATAGAAGTTGCCGTTAGGCGCGATCTCGATGTCGTTGTGCGTCAGGAACCCGTACAGCTCGTTAACCGAACGGTTGCTTGGGTTCAGCATCAGCTTGTCCAGGAAGTTGAACAGCGACTCAACACCTTCAACGCCATCGTTCTTAATGGTGTCGATGATACGCTGACTCAGTTTGCCGCTGACTTCGAACGGTACACCTACATCAGGCGTGTACAGAATCGAACCTTTCACTACGTCGACCTTGAACTTGCCTTTGGTGAAACCTTCAACCATTTTCTTTGGCTGGCACATGAAGTACGCTTTTTCCAATGCGTCTTGAGCCATACCGCTGTTGACGATCAGTTCAAACACTTCGTCGAAGGTATCGGCACTGCGATCAATCACAACCGAACTGTCCACAGCGCTATTAACCAGGCGAGTCAGGCTGATCGATTTGCGAGTTGCCAGAACGCGGTATTCGACATCGTCTTCAACGATAGTCGGCGCGTTGAATGGCTGGCGATAAGCATCACCGTCGGCATAACCACCTGCAACGCCAGTCGATTTAGGCATCACAGCCTGTTTAACTTTCACCGGTTTGGCTTTCTTTGCAACTGTCGAAGCGTTGGCATCTTCAATCCAGCGACCGAGAGTCCGGATAGACACTCCATAAGCGGCGGCAACCGCGGTCTTAGTGTCACCACTTACTACCAGGTCACGCGCATCACGTTTGGTTTCGATTGGAGTGTTGAGAGCTTTAGTCATTGCGATGTATCCTCAGATCATTAAAGTAAGTTTGAATCATTCTTTCATATTGTGGCGTGTAGTGTATTTGAATCATTCCTCGTCGTCAAGGAATTCCTCATCCTTCTGTACTTCTTTTTCGATAAACACATTCAGTTCACGCAATTTGTCCATGTGCTGAACATACTGGTTAACATAATCAACATCTTCACTGTCGAAGATCATCGGGTAGTCATATACCACGCCGTCGAATATCGTCTTAGCAGTTGCTAGGGCGTTTGACGCAAGTGTGGATGGGTTAAATGTGGCGTCATGATCCAAGAACCGAATGTTATACGGCAGTTTAGAGTAAACATCCTCATCCGATAGATTAGAGACTAACGACAATGCCTTAGCCAGGTCACTATTAGGACTACTTTCAATAAAACGCTCAGCCCGACCAACAATCTCATCAGCTAGGCGACGGGCATCACTATCCATGAACTTGGCCATTACCGACTTGATATTAACGTCAAAACCGTAGTTATCAAGCTTGTATTTCAATGTCACTGCGCGAATGTAATCGATGTCGTAGGTGTTGACCACTTTGATCGCATTAGCACCAAACATCTTCTCGGCTTTCTTCAGAGCAGGTGTCTTAACGATGATCAGCATATCGATTTTAAACATGCGGCAGAATGCGAACATCGACCCACCTACCGAAGTAGCAACAGTATGGTGAAACTCATCACCATCCAGTGCCGATGCAGGTTCACCAACTAGAGTTCTAGAGGGCCGCGCAACTGTTACGTCGGCTTCAAAGTAACGCTCTTGTAGGAGCAAGTAATTTTTACCGTTAACAACATCGGCAGTAACAATCTTTTCATTGGTATAGTTGTATGTCAGGATACCTGTTGTTGGGTCTGTGATCAACTCGAACAGCTTCACACGCACGCTGTCAGTCGCTATACGGGCAGCGGCTTTCGCACGTACTGTAGGCCCTTGCAGGGCTTTCAGCGCATCACGTTGGGCTTTACGCTCAGCCTTATCAATAACAAGAAGATCGGCAGCAACACTGAACTCGATATAGTCACCGAAGATTTTAACCAACTCATCTCGAACAGCCTGTTCAACCAGAACATCAGTGAAGAACACACCAAAGAATCCGGTTGAATCTTTGACCAAAGACCGTGCAACGCGCTGGAAGCCTTTGTCGTTGCCCTGCAGGATAACGATCTTGCGTTGGCGCAACTTGCTGAAGGTCATTCCTCCGACGTAATCGAGTGAATGTCGCTTCACTTGACCACGACGGTTCTCGGCAAAGTAGTAGCTGTCAAGTCTGCTGTCTTCATTTGTAGACTCTTCAAACTCGGCGTTCATTACCTTGATGAAGTTGTCGTCTGCAAGGGTGCGAATACTCACACCGTTGAAGGTGAACATGTCATAAGCCCATGCACCTACACTTTCCTCAACCAGAGCAATTGCGTCAGGTACGTTGTCAACTTCGCTATCAAGTTTGGCTTGTGTGTCGGCACAGAACTGATTGATCACTTCCTTAACGCGCTTGATGAATTGCTTTTCAGTCTCTTCATCAAAGGAGATCGTTTCACGCGAAGCCGCAACATCCAGTTCACCGATGTCGAACTTGACGGTCAAGGTGTTGTTCTTGAAGAACGCGCATTCGCTTGGGTTGAAGTGAGATGCAAAGGTCTCAGACACGCTAGGCACATGATAGGCAACGTTACCCATCACTGCGGTAATCGTGTTACGTTCCCACCCATCCTTCGAATAGGTCGACCAGAACGATCCTTCTTTAGCAAGACGAAGCGCTTTGCTGTTGTCGACTGCGATAGAACCACCGACGACTTCAGGGGTGACGACAAACCACTTGAAGACCTTCACTGCATCACTATTGAACTGATTGAAGTCAGTTGTCTTGACAGGAACAGTCACACGCACGCCGTTAGGTTCGGTCGTTTCGCTCTTGCTGATCAGCGATGTGGCAGGCTCACCTTGCATGTTGATGAAGGCATTGAAGTGGTATTCATAGCCATTCTTGCGTGCACGGATGTTGAAGCTGTCGCAGTAGGAGAACGGCGTTTTCGAACCCAGACCAAATCCACCAATTACATCGTTGCTTTCTGTCTTGGTTGATGTAAAATACGAGGTATAGATGTTCTCCACATCGTCTGCATCCAGACCGATACCGAAGTCTTCCACGTAGAATTCGGGTTCCCAGGTGTTTGGCATATGCACCAAAATTGGCCGTTCAGGGCAACCTGCCTGGACATGGCTATCATGCGCGTTACAACTCAGCTCACGAATGATTGCCTCGATCTTGCGCGAGTACAATGCCGAACTCAGGATCTGGAACGCTTTCGCGCTTGCCTGAATGGTAAACTTCTTTTCGTTATTACCGTTCGTCAGGATCAAATTATCTTCTTGGCGTATCTTCACTACAATCTTACCTTTTTGCTGAGGAAAGGAAAACGCCACAATGAGTGGCGTTGTCTGTTTGGAAACTTTTTGTGTTAGAAGAAAGGGTCGTTGGACTCTGCAATTTTCCGGTTGTACTTCACACGCTCGGCAGCGTTCAAGCATACACGATCCATGCGCTCGGCATAACGCTTTGCCGCTTTCAGGGAAGTGAAGGTACAGTGGAAGTTGTACCTGTTCTGAATGATGCCTGCGTCACGCAACGAGAACGGCCGAGTATACGAGCCAGTCCCTAGGTCATCATCGAAGTATTCGAGAACTTCACCAAACAGAGCACCTGACGACCTTAACACTGGCCGTTTGGCGACGACCACCGTGTTGATGTACGACGGCATACCTTTGTGTGGAAACGCGAGCACGTAGTACAGGGTCACACCTTGACGAACATCGGAAATCTTTGCCTTACTCATGTCGTTCACTCTTCAGAAGTTTCGTATGCCGCTATTGTATGGAAAGGAATGCTCAATGTAAACACTCCTAGCCAATTTATTTTCTTCAGTAGCAGCTATAACCTTTTGTGCTACGGGCTTCGAAGATCACCTTACCGAGCTTGCCCTCATCAACCATTTGATCGAAGTCAGTCATGAAGCGCGCATCGAACGACGCGTAGGACGACTTCTTGATGGTCAACGTGTCGGTCTTTTCGACCACGTCGAACATGTCTGCTGGCTCTGGACGATTCCAACCTTCAACAATCACCACATACGGGTCGTAGCTGAAGGTGTGTTCAGAGTCAAGACGTTTCTTCTTGTGACGGCACAGCACTTTGACCGCGTTGTTGTACTGTGCATACTTCTGATGGTCTTTGACTTCGATCAGGGTAATCTCATGTTTGATGATGTTGCCCATGAACTCTGACTTACGGTACATTGTTGCTTTCATGATCTAATACCTCTCACAAATTCCAACGTTTATTGTATGCTTCAATATCTGACTTCAACCCCCAGGAAACGACCTCTGTGCCTGGATGAGCTTTCATCGCTTTGAACTGAGCATCGAGGTAGTCTTCACCTTCGATCTCATATTCAGGGCATTTGCCAAGAGGGGTTGACCCGTCTTCATTACACAGTTGAATCAAATAAGTCTTCATGTGGTATCCAATCAGTGTTTGCATGTGTGCAGTGTATTACCTACACACATCGGCGTATACCTTTATTTGGTGATTTGATACCAGCAAGTATCGGCAGCGTAGGTCACGACAATGACTTTACCGACGTTGGTCTGCACCAGTTCGATTTCGTGATGCTCGCCCGGCCACTCAGCGTTGAAGTGTTCGTACCAAGCTGCTTTGATCTTAGCGCGCTCTGCTTCGATGTGCGTGATGATCATCGCATGCGCGTCACCAAAGTTCTCAGCGGACCCTAGTAGGGTCTCTGTGTTGCTGTCTTTGCTGGTGAACGAGAGAGTGACGTAGGAGACTTTCATGATCTATAAACCTCTTCACTGTTGTTTGATGTGATCAGTATACTGGTATCGGAACCAAAAGAAAAGCCCAATGAAGGGCGTTTCTTTACCACTGTGAAGCTTTACAGCGTGGCCGCCAACTTTTCAAGCTCTTCCAGGGACAGAGCTTTCAGACCTTCGCTTTTCTTCTGTTCGATCAAGTCAGCGATTTGCGCTTTGCGTTCCTGACGGTTGCGCTCATCGATCTTCGCCTGGTTCTCGGTAACGCGGACGTCGATGATGTGCTTGACAACTTCGAACTTCAGTTCCAGCACAGCGTTTTTCTTGCCGGTCGATACGAAGCTTTCTTCGGTGCCCTTCAGTTGACGGTTCAGCTCGACTGCGATTGCGTCCAGGTTCGGCTTGGTAGCCGAGGTCAGCGGCAAGTCCCAGAGGTCTTCAACAGACAGTTGACCGACTTGCGAAGCAAAACGCAGCTTCAGACGGGATGCAGCTTCGAACATGGTTTCAGTTGTAGTAGTCATTGCAAGTGTTCCTTCAGATTAAATTTTCGGATTAGCCGAGAGTTGATGTTTAGAATACAACATTCAGGACGCGATTGATACTGCCTTTGACACGAATCAGGATTTCTTCTTTCTTCGTTGTCGAGATGCCCACGCCGCTCAGTTGGTTGTCGTTCGCTGGTACTTTCAGGCTGCTACCGAGCAGTTCAAACACCTTGCGATGCGCAGACAGATCATCACGCAGGAACTCGTTGTAGAAGCCGCGAGTACCTTCAGGGTTCACGCAGTCTTTCAGCATGAAGAACACATGTTGGTTACCGGTCTGCTTACCGCCCCAGAAGTTCGGAGAGCGCATGACCATGTCGACTTTTGCCCATTCTTCAGTCTTGATGTTCCACATGTCTTTCGAGCTTGCACCACATGGCATGTGATGCACGATGCTGAACACGCCGTTTTTCAGTGTGATCGTTGCAACGTCGACCCACTCTTTGTGACCAAGCGGCTTGTCGTATTCATACTCGAACACTTGACCAGCGAACTCGATTTCAGCTTTGAAGCCGCCCAGTGTAGGTTGACGCAGATTCCAGTTGTGAATCTTGCACTGATACTCACCATCCTTCAATCGCTTGATGTCTGGGAAAGTGATGTTCTCGACCGGAACATAACCAATTGGTGCTGCTTCGACATAATCGACGTCTTGACGACCACCAGACGCTGCATCACTGCGGTTGTTCCAGCCTACACGCTGACCACCAAGACCGTATCGGTCATGCTTACCAGATTCATGCTTGCAACCTGGCATGAAGACGTGCAAGTCCATCAGCGAGGCGTTGCGCTTGTCATAGTTCCAGCTGTGCGAGAAGCGAAGCACACCGTCGACCCGACCACCTTTTGCCTGTACGGCGCGACGAATATCCGAGTCAGCGAGTTCACCACTGTACGACCAGGAGAACTTGCTGTCCCACTTGAACAAAGATGCCGCTTCAGCATGTACCGGCGCTACCAGGCTGACGAAGTTACCGACAAGATTATTCTTGATGAACAGTTCAACTTCGTCGGCTTTCGGCAACACGTTGTTGATGAAGTCTTCAACGCTGATGTTGTCAACGTTTTTCAGCTCAGGTACAGCACCTTTCTTGGTCGGTTTGACCGAGTCGAACGCGCCGCCCAGGAGCTTCGGTTTCACAGAGCCGTTGACAAACAGAATGTCGTTGACCGAGATGTCTTCACGAACGGCGTACCGACGTGCCAGCGCATCTTCGATACCAAGTTTGTCAACTTGTTTCTTGGCTTCGTCAATCATCTTTTGAGTGACTAGAGCTTTCGGACGTTTGAAGTTCGCCGGTGCAACATGCGATTCGTACCGACCTACAGCGACTTCCAGTTCCATATCAGCGGACAGGTCAACCAGAAGCGCACCGATGACAGTGTTACGGATGCGAGTCGAAGGGGTCGCAGTGGTCCAGAGGTAAACTTCACGTTGACGGTCAGTCTTCAGCTTGTTGTAAGCAACCTTCAGAGTCTTCAACAGCTTGATGTGGTGTTTGTATTCATCACCGCGATACAGCGAACCTTGATCCATCAGTTCTTCAACGATGTCAACCGATGCGTCGGTGAGTTCAGTGATCGACCGTTTCAGGATCGCCACGTCGTCATTGCGCCCACCGACAACGTTCGAGCCGTTGTGTTTGAACTGATAGATGCGCGGTACGCTGGCAAAGAAGTGATTCCAGGTCGTACCATCTTCAGCTTTTGTGGTTGCTGCGCCGTAGCTTGGTTCACCGACGTAGAACGCGGACTTGATCGCTTTGCTGCGAACCAGCTCAGTCATTGCCTTGGCGACGACATCGTATTCACCCAAACCGAGGATCGAGTCCCAGACTGTGTGAAATTCATTACCTTTGACGAAGACCACACCACCGATGTTCTTGATGAAGTTGCGGCATGTAGAGCAATCATGCTCGGTACGCTCGCGGAACATCTTGTTTGTACCTTCAGGGAACGATGCCAGGTAGTGGGCATACAGTTCGTCACCGGTGATGTCGACGATGAAGAGGTTCATCTTCTTACCGTCGTCTTTCTTGATCATTGTGTTGAAATTGCGGGTTACTGCTTGGCTGAATACGGAAAACTCGCTCATTTGTCTTTCTCTTTCAGTGTCATGATTTAAGTGTTTTGTTCACGTTGCCTATGTTAGCGAAGGCATCAACGAGTGTCAATGCCTTCGCAACAATTATTTTGCTTTTTTGATCAGTGCTTTCAACTCAGCTTTCAGGGCACGCGCCGACTCACCGCGAAACGATGCGGCATTTGCCAGAAAGTAAAGGATGATCGAGTCTGCATCATCAAGACCATACTTGCTGTCAATCGTGGTCAAGCTGTGCATTGCATCGAGGTAAGGTTTAGCGGCATAGTTCGGTTTCGGCCATGCTGCGCTGATGTCTTTTGCGATTTCGTTGATTTGACGACTCATGATGTAGTACCTCTTCACTGTGCGTTGATTAGTTGGTCCATTCGACGATAAGGTATTCGTTTTTCGGGTGTTGCATGCCCATGATGGTTTGGCTATCACGGGCTTGTTGGTAGTTGAACAGAGTTTCACCCTGGACGATGTTGCAACACAGGGCCATATCGCTAGGATTTTCTTTTGACCGGCGAACCAGGATGTATTGCTTAGGTGCAGCTGGTTTAGTCGTCAGTGCTGCAATGATTCGCTTGAGCATGATGTAATCCTTCTTCACAGTGTTTCGTTGTGTATGACGCTATTCTATAGGTACTCCAGCCAAAATAAAAGCCCTTTCGGGCCTTTATTTACCAACTTTTACAACACTTGCCTCAGGCTCATCTTGCGCACGCGTACAGTGGCTGATGGAGCACCACTGGTCGATAGGTAGCAAGCAAGACGCAGACGCACGTCAGTGGCATCAGCGGGCATCACGAAGCGTGGTGAACGAATGAAGCCAGCAGTTGCAACAGGCTGAATAGGACTGGCGTTGTCGTATCGATCACCATCCCAGAGAGCGATAGCACCAGACACAGCAGTTACCGTTGCACCGAGTTGCAATGACAGGACATTGGTAGCCCCTGCATCAAGCTCATATTCGCAGACAGCCTCATAGGTAGCACCAGGCACGCATTTAGTGTGTAGGCTGATTTGACGGAGAATGTCGACAGCGGCAGCAGATGTTGCAGCAATACCACCAATGACGACTTGTTGCCAATCACTCACTTTCGAGTAAGTGCGAGTCACACCAGTTGTACCTGTCGCGTTAGTACCACCCCAGCCATCACCAAGAACACCACTACCACCTGTCCCAGGAACCCCTGCAGTGCCCAAGAACAGCGGGTTAACCGATGCATCACCTGTGACGTTAGTACCAGCCACCCAGACGTTGTCAGCATTAGGCATGATGATCTCAACAGGCGTCATTGTGTTCATGACATCGCCCAGCGGGTAGCCTGTCCAGTAAGCACCAACTGTACGAGGATGCAGACCGTCGTGCGTGTAGCCTAGTTTGATACCTTTCAGATCACCTGAAGCGACGTCAAGTAGTGTCGGCCAGTTGTCAACCACTTTGCAGTTGTTGCTTGGCAGTTCAGCCAGGATGCGGTCATGCACTTCGATATGGTAAGCCAGTTGAGCGCCCGACAGGTACTTCTCAGGGAACAGCGCATCACCGCGTGGCATAGGGGTCATGATGATTACGAAGATGCCAGCAGCAATTAGTTCATCGCGCATCTGACGCAAGTTGACCATTGTCTGTTCAGCAGTCATCGCAGCCGAGCCACGGTCGTTAGTGCCACCCATGATAACGCAAGCACCTACACCAGAAGCGATTACGTTGGCTGTACGAGGTTTCATCATTGCAGTAGTGTCACCACCCTGACCATAGTTATCGGTCAACTTGAAGACAAAGCGTTGTTTGGCGCGACGAAGTGCGTTGCTGATGTAACCGTAGTTTTCAGTACCGTTCGTTGTGGTTGAACACTGAGCGGTAATGCTGTCACCGAGAATTGCAATACGGTTGTTAGCAAGGACAAACATCGGCGCGTCCATGAAGCTTTCAGGATCATCGATGAAGCCTTGTAGGTCATCAAAGTCAAGAACAATCGTCGTGCCTAGATAGGTCATGTTGACCGAGTCACTGTCGATTGTAGGAGGTGAAATGAGGTCGAAGTAAGCTTGGATGCTCTTTGGAAGTTGTACGTTCGAAACAAGCAGTTCGCCAGTCTCTTGAACGATCCAACCTTTTTCAGTCAGCACGACATTGCGTTTTCTGATGTGTGGTTTACGTGACCAGGATGGATATTTCATGATGGTTTCCCACTTAGTTATAGTACCATTATTTAGTACGTGGGCACTATTTACAGCCAAAATAAAAGCCCTTAGTTGGGCTTTTATTTACAGCTACCGAATTAAACCCCTTACCGCCACGGGCTAGACCTTGTTACAGGTGGGAGCGCAACTGCTTTATGGGCAGGACGGTTCAGCGCTTTGATTGGAGGTGACGGTGAGATTCGAACTCACGGACCGTTTCCAGTCTGCGGTTTTCAAGACCGCCGCCATAGGCCACTCGACCACGTCACCATATTCGTTTTACTCTGTGCCCATCTCGGCATCACGCGCTGCTTCACTTGTCCACAGCTTAGCACCTTCGTGAAAGACGACAACATAGTCACCTGAACTTGTTGTCTCACATTCCCATTGACCGTTAACGATCTTCGGTGCTGAGTAGACTTTGTAATGGTCATCTACATCGAGGTCATATACAATCTGACCACTTCTCAAGTGTTTGACTTCGATTCGACCTTCAGGTAGCGAACGCTTGCCGAAGATATTGTCGTAGTTGTTGGCGTAGGCCTCACTTGCTGCGCGTGTCTGAATGTTATCGCCTGTAATGTCGTTCTTTGAAGCCATCGCTGAATCTCTTGCTGTCTAATGAATTTGGCACCCCAGGATGGAGTCGAACCACCAACCAACGGATTTGGAATCCGTCATTCTGCCAATTGAACTACTGGGGTATTGTTAGGAAGACCGAGGAAGGAGTTAAACCTTCGTATTCAAGTGTCCACTGTTCGCTTGTGCTCTTACGTTCAGCCACTCGGCCATAATATGAGAGAGTTGTTAAGGGGATCGAACCCTCGACCGCATCAATCGTGTAGTACTCCACAGATCAACACAGCCACCATGCCAACTCATAAAATTAATCTGAAGTGCAGTAGGTGTCGGGAATCGAACCCGCAGTCTTAAGCCTTGATCTCTCCACCAGAAGAGAGCCCCAAACAACAGAGCAGGGAATCGAACCCTATACCTTACCAAAACCTACTACATTTCAAAACTGGTGCCGCCATCAGGATTCGAACCCGAGACCCTCTGATTACAAGTCAGACGCTCTACCAACTGAGCTATAGCGGCGTGAAACTGGATGCGGGAGCAGGATTTGAACCTACGACATGAGGCTTATGAGACCTCTGTTCTACCAAGCTGAACTACCCCGCTACAAACTGGCGATCACCGAAGCTTTACCTTCAGTCTCGAACCGACATGTCGAATCCGAGTGTGACTTTAAAGCCACGTGACCATTAAAACTGTTTATGAGCAATCCGGGCGCTGCCCTCTTGCATCATTGTATATATGACTACTTCTTTATGTTCATCTGGCTCACCGTGAACGAACACAAAGTTTCTAACCTTTGACACTCTTACAACTTTACCGTGTTTGATACACAGCGCGTTGTAATGACCTCTTGACTGCATCAGTGCGAAGTCAACTGACTTTGCTTCACTGAAGAGCTTGCGGATCATTGATAGATCGCGGCCTTCTCTGAAGATGTCAGGATGGAACTGTAAGCGAAAACGCTCACGAAACCTCTTCCTCGCATGGGGTGTTATCTTCACTGTTCGCACTTTGAACCTCATCATATATTTGTTGGCGCGTTGCGGCACGTTCCATACCGAGTGTGATCTTCTTGCTTGAGCGACCTGGATCGCATTGGCTCAGTGCCCGCTTACCCCAGTACTCATAACCATCACCCTTTGAACCTCTTACACTTCGCGACATTATCGACCCTTCTTAGCTGCGGCTTGTCTGATTACACGAGACTCAACCTTGTTTGGTATATGCGGACGCTTTGCAAGCTCAGCACGTACTGCGGTGCTTTCGACTTCGAAGTTAATTTGCTCTTCGAATGGCGAGTAACCTTTGCGAAAGCTTTGTAGCAAGTTCAACAGTTGCTTTGTATGTAGACTTGAATAATCACGAGACATAACAACCTCTTCACTTTGTTTGGCGGGGAATTGTCGATTCGAACGACTCTTCATAGCTCGATGCTAAGCGTGCTGCCGTGATAACCAGAAGGCCTACCAGCAATCAATTACACTATCACCCCATATTTGGGCAGGTTAGAAGATTCGAACTTCAACTGCGAAGCCGTCGCCACGCCGTGTACCCAGATTACACCATAACCTGCAAAATTCTTGAACTGGTTCTACGCTAGTGAGACTTGACACAACTACACGCGCGGTTGCATCGCTCCATTCACCTAAAGCCCGTTCTCAGGCTACCTTTATCGAATCGAAGGCTACGTATCAACACTCTACGCAGTTGAACGCGCTATTGGGCGTGACTTCCAATTTGGTAGAGGGTCTTGGATTCGAACCAAGGAATGTCAGGATCAAAACCTGATGCGTTAGGCCTCTTCGCCAACCCTCTGAATTCTTCCTGCTTACCTACATACAGGGACGTTCTCGACGTCGGGCACTGCCTCTCCATCAGATTTAATGACGAACAAGGACTATACAGTGATTTAGTGCATTACTTCAAGTCTTTCTTGATCTCTTTAACAGCTTCCTGCGCGACGTCAGCAATCGGCTTAGTGACTGCACGGGTGACATCAAGCGCGATCTCTACAGGGGCTGCCACGACTTTCACAACGTCACTTGCAACACCAACCAGACTATTAAACATGCTACCGAACATATGTATTACTCCACTGTACAGCGTTGATTGAATTAGATCCGAGAGACAAGGTGCGAGTGACGTGTACTTAGCCAGCGCACCGTTGCCTCTCTGTCAAGCTACCTCGAAGTCATTCCGATTAGACCTTTCGAGCCGGGGTATTGAACCCCACTTCGTATCGCTTGCATTTGGTGCGGACGGAGAGACTCGAACTCTCACTCCCGAAAGAACTTGGGCCTAAACCAAGCGCGTCTACCAGTTCCGCCACGTCCGCGAATTCTCAAGACAGTTTCAAAGCATGTCAAGGCCTGGCGCTTTACAGTTGCTTGAGCTTACCACAGCCCACTTTTCTCTGTACTGTTTAGAGGTCACACCTCACCGAGATTGGAGTGACAGTACCTATCCACTTTGGGCACGCTCGAAAGCGCTTAGTGCCTGTGGTAGCTCGGGTACAAAACTGGTGGGTCGCCTGAGATTCGAACTCAGGACATCCAGATTAAAAGTCTGGAGCTCTAACCAGCTGAGCTAGCGACCCGTGAAAGATGTATTGGTTGATGTAGCGTATGTCAATAAGGGCAACCACGACCTAGTTGAACTGACTCGCTAGCTTCTCCTAGGTTGATAGAGTGCTGTTCGAGCTGACGCTACATCCACCAATAGATCCTTTCGAATATATTGGTACAAATTGATCAGTGTAGAGGTGCGCTATTACGCCAAAGGAGAAGTTAGCCTTACCGTCTCCGGGGTGCCTTCTTACTTACCAATTCGAGATGCTGCTTGGGTTTACATTCCCAGCAAACCGCACGTTCGAATCTTGCTCCACTCTTTAAAGGATGGCTGCTTCTAAGCCCACCTTCCGCTACACTGGGTGAAACTGGTCAGAGTGACAGGCGTCGAACCTGCGACCTCTTGGTCCCAAACCAAGCGCTCTACCAACTGAGCTACACTCTGATGAACTTTTAAATCCTATATCGATTTACTGATTACAGAGATACCATCATGACCACCCATGTACAACGACTTTCGCAGATTTTCAGCATCCACTTCATTCAAGAAGACATCTACGAACCGACCCTGCACTGTTACGATATAAACGATCATCTTGCTCTCCATATGTGTTGTCTCTTGTGTCCATTCTACTAGAGTCTAAGCACATGTCAACCAAATTCTTGAACTGCTAGGTATTTGGCGGCTAAACGGCGCACTTCCTAGCTACAGCCCGTATCTCAGGCTAAGAGTTATGCCTTCCAACTCATAAGGATACGGTCTCCGCGCCGCTCGCGATTCACCCTAAGGTAAATTTGGTGCCGCCTGATGGAATCGAACCACATAACCTCAGTACCGGATTTACAGTCCAGCGTTTGTCCCAGCAAACTTTCAGTCGGCGAATTTGGCTGGTAGTCAGGGATTCGAACCCTACTTCATCTGGATTAACAGTCCAGTGCCCTCACCTAGATGGCTCACTACCAATAAACTTTTCTACAGCAGCGCTCTATTAACCTTTAATCTAGGCCTCAGAGTAGCCTAGCTTCATCCTGATCATATTGAACGCTGTTGCTAGAACAGCTTTGTTTCTGTATGTCTATTTAGTGCTTAGTATATTCTAATATCAGGATAAAACAAAGCTTTTTCGAATTATTTTATCCTGATACCGTAAATCTTTTCAATACTTCAGGGTTTTGAGGTATGCCACTGTCACTCGACATTGCAACCTTAACCACTTGCCCCAATCTTGCAACAGTTTCTTCATTCCCTACACTCCTATATAGTAGTGCCAATTATACAACTATGCTACCCGTTGTAGCAACTCCTCTACAGCAATTTTATCAATTGCTTGTTGCAGCAATTCACCCAAGTTCGGTTGGACGACAGTTATGCTAACAACAGTCGCTTCAGGAAACTCGGCAATAGCAGAGTCACTTGCACCGTTTGGCATGCAGGCATCATAGACCATAGCGAAGTTGAACGCTTGGCCATTGACAGTGTCTTGCATCTGTACGCGGTATTTCATTCTTCGGTTTCCTGTTCAGTAGTGCCCTTGGATTGACCTTCATCGAAAGCCAAATCTTCCTGGGCGTAGTTGGTATGCTCACCTACACGTTTCAGTCCCGTTTCATATTGCTCGCTCCTATCAAGTGGCTGTGGTTCGTAATCAACGTTTGCGAATCGACTGCGCATGTCACGTCTACTCCGATCGAATTTCACTTGGCAAAGTGTTGTTTGACAGCGTCAGAAGCAACCTTACCGTCGTACTGACCAGCACAGTTAGCCTTCAGCCACTTCATGGCATCGGCCATGTTAGTGATGCTGTTTTGTGTGATGCGCTGGATGATCTGGGAAGCGCTCAACTGTGTCGGTGTGTACTTTTCCAGCAGTTGATTGATGAAATTGTTTTCATCCATCAGCTTACCACTAACCCGCGAGCATGCCACCTTCAGGCACTCGGCGTTCGAGCCGTGCATCTTGCGCAGGATCGAAAGGACTGCGAGGTCATCAACCTCTTTACCTACACGTTCACACTCACCGACTACCAGAGTCAAGAGGTTGAACTCAGTCACCACGTTAGGCGCTTTGCGGTAAAGATTGCGCATTTCTTTCAGGGTGTCGATCAGCTTCATTACAGTGTTCCTTGTAGTGAGGGTGACGCTTGCCACCCTCATATCAGTAGTTAGCGATTACTTCTTTTTCTCGCCGCCAGCGCCACATACAGTGCACTTCAGTGCGCCTTTAGCGTTAGGGTTGTGTACGCGCTGGCCGGCACCGTGCAGGGCGTCTTGTGCAGCGTGTTTACATTTGCAAGCTTTGATTTCGGACATCGTTTACTTCCTTACAGTTAGTGGAGTTGCTTTCAAAATATGGTGGGCCCAGCCGGACTCGAACCGACAACCCAAGTCTTATGAGGACTCAGCTCTCCATTGAGCTATGGGCCCAGAGTGTTACTTATCAGCTTTATTGCTGTTACAAGTGATGCACATCGTTTGCGTGTTGCTGAGGTTGTTTGCACCGCCTTTAGAGCGTGCATGCACATGATCACATGTAAACAACTCTTCACGACCATCCACAAGACCGTATAAGTTCAAGTGATACTTGTCAGTGCCACCATTTACCTGTCTCTCAACTGCGAAGAACGACGCGTAAGCTCCACATCCATGACAGCGCGTGCCAGTCTTAGCGAAGGTGCGCAAACGCAAGCTGTATAACTTTAGCTCTTGACCCATGATAGTTATCGTTGGGCGATGAGGCGGTAAGCCTATCATACCAACAACATCTTCAAGAGGTACAGTGGTCAAACGCTCATAGTTTGATGGATTTCGCATATGTAGTTCCAACTTCAGATGTTTAGTGCAAGTACTGTACACTCCTTTGTCTGAAGTGTACAGCATTGTTTTCAACTTACCAAACAAACCAACCCATCACACTACCAATCGGGCCAGTGAAGATGCCGATCAGTTGAACCCATGCAACAGTCGATGCTTGACCGATTGTTGGTGCGTCCATAAAGTTCGATATGCACTTCCAAGCGTTCATGATGTAGCCGATGATGCCCAAGATCCAGATGAGTACGACAATCAACCCACCGAGTGCGAATGCGTTATCACGCCGCATCATCAAGATCCTCGTCGGACAGGTCTTCGTCTTCATCGTCTACAGGCGCAGACTTGCCAGACAGCATGATCACTTCGAACAAGTCGGAGTACTGAGCATCTTCCTCGGTCACCACTTCGAACTGGTCTTTGTGGTAGTCACGAGCCATACGACGCAGGTACTTCTTGTCGAGGTTGTACTTCTCGCTCAGGGCGTCAATTGACTCCTTGATGTAGGTACGTTCGCCTTCGATGCGGGTCAGGCTGTTGCTGATTTCCTTGATACCGTCAGCAACCGCTTTGCGATCAACAGGGGACGAAGGGATCACGATTTCTACGATTTCTTTTGCCATTTTGGATCTACTTCCTTTCGGTTAGGTTGCAGGATAACCCTGCGTTCAGTGTGAAACGTTACTTCAGGCGAGCGATGATCTTGAGACCATCGATCACAAATCCGAATTGAGTGAAGTAATAACCAGTCTTCAGCGACCACACCAGTACAGGGTGTGCGCCTGTGGTTATCTCATCATCATATGCGACGAAGTCAGACAGATTGTGCATCTTCAATATCCATCAGTACTTCAGCGAGGCGGCGAACATCGTCCCATTTGTGGAGTTCTATCAGTTGATACAAGGCGTCTTTGACGATCTTGATCGACGGATTACCTTCATATGGCGCATTGGCCACGATGCACGTTACAGGCGGCTCCAATTCACCGTGTTCATCAATGAAGTCGACGACCGCGTTGTTTGGCAGTGGCAGTGGAACATGCACCAAGAACGGAAACATCGCAGTGTCAACTGTTACTTCAGCGCCTTTGAATACGCCGTTGGCATCTTCTGTTGAAGCACGCAAGAAGTCAGCGAGCGATTTGGTTTCTTTCAGACCAGTGCCCAGGTAGTCACGAGCCGTCTTAATCCACGGCACCATCAGCATACCGTAGGTGCGACCGCTGTTCAATTCAGGGTTGAGCGGGCCGTAAAAGTGACCAATTTTTAAACGAAACTTCATGCGATAGGTTCCCAGTTGAGGAGAGTCATCAGGTCGTTTTCGCACTGATCAAAGAACCCGATAGGCCAGTGAGTAGCGCATCCATCCTGAGTGAATGTTACCATTGTAGTTTGAACTTTGCCGTCAACGATGTGGTCGTAATGAACAACCAGGTCAGCAACATCAATCAAGTTTTTGCTGATCGCGACACGCAGGCCGTTGAACAGGTTGTCGTTGTTGCTGAAGACATGGCGTTCACCTTCATCAGGAATACGCAGTTCGCGGCCGATGGTCGACATCTCAAGACCAGTGGCATACAGTGAACCCAACACTTCAGGTTTTATCTTGAGGACGCCACAGTAAATGCCACAGTGAAAATAGAGCTTACCCATGATGAACCCCTTAACAAAAGTCAATGACGTTATTAGCAACGTCAACACAGATGAACAGCTCACCTTCTTCAAGCTCTTCATTCGATGGCAGATAGACGTACAACATACCGTCGTCGTTACCACAATCATGCGCGCTCTCATCCTGCCACTCAAGAACAGTGGTCTTGATCAATTCAGTCAAAATGACTTCGCTTAGCGTGCCGCTGTAGGCGTAGCTGCAACCGCTTGGTGCGAGAAGTTTGCCCAATTTGACGTTCAGCGATTGTTCAATGTATTTGAGAGTAGGATTCATGATGTAGTTCCTCTTTCACGTTGTTTGCTTCAGTCCGTGTATATTACTGAGGCTTGATGCGATTGTAAACCCTTTCAGCTAAATCATTTTCAACTTTTTTCGAGTCGGCGACGAAGCTATCGAGTTCGGACATCCAACGCTCAAGTGTCAGATGGTTTAGACGACACACGGACACGCTTGTGGTTTGCGCGTACTCGACATCAGCACCGAAGAACCACAGGTAGCCGTTGCCTTGAACCAGTTCAGCTTTGATGCCTCGAGCTGCGATAGCTTTGTTGACTGCTTTGAGGGTGAGCATGATGTTAGCCCCAGGTGATTTCGAGGATTTCGTTGCCGCCGTTGTAGTCTTCAACTTCATAGCCGAGATCGCGAAGAGTGCAGACGGTCGCGTAGGCTTCATCACTGTTAACACCGATGCACATGGTGTAGCAACCGTTTTCGGCCAGAATCTTGATTTGAGCGAACAGCGCTTCAAGTGTGGTGAAAGGCTTGTTCCAGTTGCGACTGTAGAGTTTGGTTGCTTCAGTAACGTTCATGATGTCTGTCCTTCTTCGCGTTGTTTGCTTTCTATGTGTCCATGGTAAAGGGCCCGAAGGCCCTTGTCAACTACTTTCCTCATCAACCCCAGTCAATATCTGCTGGGATGCCTGTCACTCTCGGCTGCTTGTTGAACAGCGGTTCGTCTTTAGCGACTGCTTGCTGTACAGCTTTCACCTTCTGATCCTTCTCGGTGTCTGAGTCCACATCGCTGTAGCGCATCCGATTCCAATCGATCCCCAACAACTGACGCTTCATGCCTTGCTTGTTACCAAAGCGCGTCTTGATCAGGATCATCATCTGTCGACCCATCTCCATCAACTCATCGTTGGTGACGATAGCCGCAAACCAGTCGAGTGTTTGAGGTAACCCCACAGACTCAGACGTTGACGCCATGTCTGGGTTCTGCGAACTCATCCCCTCACGCGTTGTTTGAGTCGCTGTCACAATAGGCAGATTAAACTCAACAGCGAGCCCGCGTAGCTCTTCCGCAGTCGATTTGACTGTTGTGTATGAGTTCGCCCCGCCACCGGCCTTATAACGCGCACTAGCACAGATGTTGATATAGTCGATGAAGATCACATCAGGTTTGAATTTCTTCTTCTGACGCAACTCTTTCAGCAAGTGTCGGAAGTGTCCTGAGTGTGCCGAGCTTGTCGGATACTCTTTGACAATCAACTTACCAACTGTCTTCAGTTTGAGTGCATTGACTTTACCAAGGAACCATTCCTTATCAAGGTCAGGATTCTTCAGGTCGTCAGTCGAGATATCAAGCAAGTTCGCATCAATACGCTCCTGAACTGCCTCTTCAGACATTTCCAGAGTGATGTACAGAACGTTCTTACCCATCTTCAGCCATTCACCGGCCAGATAGCACATCAACGCAGACTTACCGACGTTCGAACCAGCCAGGAACGCTGACAGGGTCTTAGGAGGCAAGCCACCGTTGGTCAACGCGTTCAGCGCATTCAACGGGAACTTCAGACGCAACTCGGTGTTGGTGTAGTACTCAAAGCGGCGCATCGCATCTTCGAGGTAGTCAGAGCCTACAGACTGCTCAAAGCTGATCGACAGCGCTTCATCCAGAATCTCAGGGATTGCATGCTTGTCCAGCTTCTTGTCACTGCCCTCGATGATTGAGATGGATTTGTAGATCGCATTGAACAATGCCTTGTCGGTACAGTACTTCTCGGTTTCGTCGATGAGCCACTTGGTATCAGGTGCATCATCTTTCGAGTTGTACGCGCCCTGCAATGTTTCGACCGCGCTTTCAAACACATCCTCAGACAAGCCTTTCGCTTGAATCGAAACTAGCATTGCCTCCATACTTGGTATGGTTGAATACTTGTCGTACAGCTCACCAAAGAGGTTGAAGACTTCGCGGGTTGCGCCATCGAAGTACTCTTCTTTCAGGTATGGATATACTTTCCTCGAAAATTCATCATCGTACATTAAACCCTTTAGGATACTTTGTTCTATGGACTGCACACTACTACTCCGACAACAACTTAAATGAGATAGCCGCACAGTGTATTAGACTGCACGGCTATTAACAACGCCTATTGCTTAATCTTCGATGATCTCACCAGTTGCCTTGTCGATGCGAACGCCATCAATTTCCTCAACCCCATCATCAATGGTGAAAGTCTTCGGACTGGTCAGCGAGAACATCTGTTGTACCGCGTCTTTGAAGCTCTGATCATTAACCAGAGGATCCCAGAATGCGTCACTGCTTGTATCAGCCCGACGCCAGTTGCGATCACCGGCAACACCAGGACGAGTGAACCAGCCATTCTTTGGCTTCTCGACATGGCCAGTTTCCAGAGCAACATCAAGCAATCCAGAAAAGCGATCAACACCACCGTCATAGGTCACAGTGATAGGGATAGCCGACTTCTCTTTGATGAAGCGCGATTTGTTGACGTTCAGCACGAACTCAAAGCCCAGCAGTTCAGTACCTTCTTTTACTTGACGTTTACCGATGATCAGTACAGTATGGGAGCTGTATTCGATACCAGTACCACCGGACACGACTTTCTTGGAATACATTTCCTGAGTGTCGTAGGTGTGGTTGATGCAGACCATCGGAATGTCTTTCGTGGTCAGCTTCGGCGTGACGATACGGAACAGACTTTTCAGGGTCTTGGCCCGAGTCATGTCACCGACAGACTTCTCATTCTTGACGTCCTCGACTTCTTTCTTCGAGGCAAGGTTACCGATGGAGTCAACGAAGATCATCACCCGATCTTTCTTGGTGAGTTCGTCAAGCTTCTTGTTCAGGTCGAAGTTCAGTTCTTCGATGTTGGTAATCGGGATGTGGAACACGCGGTCGTTGTCGATCCCCGCAGTTTCGAAGTATTCAGGCGTTGCACCGAACTCCGAGTCGTAGAACAGGATGATCCCGTCTTTGTACTTGTCTTGAAACGCTTTGCACAACACAAGCGCCATGTTCGATTTGAAGTGCTTAGAAGGACCTGCGAGTTGGTGCAGACCGCGCATGAAGCCACCGTCAAGGGTGCCAGAGAACGCTACGTTCATCATGTAGACCGGCATAGCGACCAGGTCAGTCCCCTTGAAGAACTCGGATGAAGAGAGTGCAGCAGCACTGTCAACAAACGAGGCTTTCTTCATACGTTCCATAATACTCGACATAATTGATGCTTTCCTTTAGGAGTTTACAGGTGAGACTACACGGGCAATCGACCCGTGTAGTATTTACGGTTTACTTATGTGGATCAGTGAATCGTGTCGCGCTCAGAGACCTTGTTGATCTCATCACTCAAGAAGATGTTCTTCTCCTCGAGTCGCGCCACAATGACGTTGATGATCTTGCGCATGCTGCTTAGACCGTTCTTCAGGGCGATTGCTTCGTTGGTTTCGTTGACTCGATTGAGTCTGTCAACACCAGCGTTCGCCTCGCTCAGAATTTCACCGAGTGCTTCAGTCTGCACTTGCTGAATGTTCATGCGCTGAGTCATGAAGAACGCTTGAAGCTCAGGGTCATTGATGTAGACGCTCAGGTCGAACAAGTCAACCTCTTGCTCAACTTCGAACCCCAGTGTCGCGTAGTCTTCAATCACACGACGCAGATACTCTTTGGCATCGCGTTGCGTTTCGAAGTAGACGCTAACAAAGTCGCTTTCGACTTCAAACGTCGATTCAAACTTGATTTCTGCCGCAATGCTCTGAAGGTATTTGTGCAGTTCAGTGGTATCAGGTGTCTCAAGTACTTCAAATTTCGCGTACAGCATATTATGGTGAACCCCGTTTATTATGATGGTCTTTAGTTGTTAAGTGTTTTAGCAATAGCGATGAAACGGTCAACCGCTTGGTGAATTGTCTCAAGACGTTTGCCGTCGTGCTCTATGACATGATCAGCAGTCGCAGTATATACGAGTTCTTCAGAAGCGTGTGAAGAACTTTTGATAACTTGTTGATTCGTATTGACAATTTTCAACATAAGGCCACCATTCTGATGAACAAAGTCGAGTTCATTACCAAAGCGCACATCGGTATAGATCACATTGCGCTTTGGTGCTACGTCGGTCCAGAATGACTGCGAGATTGTGTCTCGAAAGAACTCTGTACCAGTCTTTTGCAACAACCGTCTTGGACTGGTCTTGAATCGCACCATCGGCTCTTTGTCAACCAGCTTATGCAGTATACGCATAAAGGCATTGGGCGTATACATCTCACCACGAAGAACTTCAAGATATTTTTTGTAAAGACCTGCATAGGCGTCTTTAGCGTTGAAGTAGCCAAGACATGCGACCAGACCATCGAAGGGGATGTCAATCGCTTCACCGTAAGCTTCGAGAATGTTAGTCAGCGCATCGTCAAACGCGCTACGCAAGTCGGCGTCAGTGTACGTGACCCGAGTCACTGTTTCGCGCAGAGCGCGTGCCTCAGGGGTCGTAGGCTCAATGATACTGGGTGCAATACCGAACACGTCTACGGTGAACTCTTTCAGTGGCCGGGCAAAGCTGTAGGTCTCGAAAGAGCCGATGCCGGCGTCTTCCAACTTCTGAATCAGAATGCGCGCCGTAGTGTCTTTGCCGCTACCAGCTGCGCCCATCAAACCAATGCTGTCGATCATGTTGTGTATACCTTTGTGTTAGGAGAAAAAGTCTTCAAGACTGATTACAGGTTCGTGTGACCACTTGATCGCCTCGAGGAAGATCAGCAGTGGACTCATGAAAGCGGTATCAAAGATCGTGTCTCGATCAACGAACTTATCAAGCTCAAACTCGGCCGGTAAGAAGTAGTTGAAGCCGACAACGTCTTGGTTAATCGGATTCGGTCGCTTCAGGTCAATGAACTTGATCTTGTTACCACCACTGATCAGTTGCGTATTCATGCCACGCGATTTAACGAGGTGGTTGTGGACGAGTGCGGCCTTGACGTGCTTCGGCGTCCCTTTGATATAGATGCTTGTATCATCTGTATACTTTTCGAGGTTGTTTACACCACGAGGGATTGCAATATCGTTAACCGAGAGCTTCATAAACTCCTGACGAATCTCAGCTACACGCGCATGCAACTTGTTCTGGTCACGCGTCAACGCGATCTTGTAGCACTCCTTCAAGTAGTTACGCGACCATTCAGGGGTCGACGACTTCACGGCTTCTAGACCAGTCACCTTGAACTTAGGCTCAGTGAAGCGAACGCCCTCGCTGTCAATGATGCTCATCGTGTAACCTTTCTTACGCACGAAGATGGAGATAGGTGAAATAACTTCACGCTCCCAGACCATCTTGTTTTGCATACCGTTCATGTATTCACAGAGTTCCTGCGAAAACTGATCGACCTTCGGTGACAGCACTTGCTTCATGAACTGGTCAAGCTGGTCAGCGATCTCGTTGTCGGTCATGTGACGAATGCCCATCATCTCGACCACGTCATCAAGTACCAGATACAACGAGTCAGTATCACCAGCCACAGTACGGTTCACATCGACAGTGCCAAGCATCTTGTTCAACAGTGCATTGACGCGGACGTGAGTCCACTTGTTGATCAGTTGACCAGACAGGGTGATTGCTTCAGCATTCTCGACCTTGTAGTACAGGAAGTGTTCGTTACCGATAGCACCGTAACCAGCGTTGAGCAAAATCTTCAGTGCCAGTTGCAAGTTACCGTTCAGGCCGTCTTGCAGTTCCCACTTCTTGAGTTCCTGCACAAGCTCATCAAGCATACCCTGAACCTTCATCTCAGCTTTGACGCGTTGAGATTCGGTCTGAGCTTTGAGCATCAGTTTCTTCTTGACCTTACGACCTGTGTACAACTCATCCTTGATCTCAGCCATGAAGCCAACATAGCTACGGTCGTAGAATTCGAAGTTGCCGGCCATGATCAGGTTGTACTTCGCCAGATCAGACAAGTCCACACGCTTATGAACCAGGTCGTCAAGTGTGTACTTCGATTTCAGCTCTTGCAGACATGCAGGTAGACGTTCACGAGGAATGTAGGTGTTCGGGCCGATGTTGTATTGTATTTCATTCATCGGATAAAGAGAGTTCAAGTCGATAGACACCAACCAGCGATGGAAACCCACAACAGTCGGGTGAACGAATGCACCGTCGAACTCTTTACCGGCCTGACGCTTGGCTGCAAACAGAGGCACTTGACCTTTGATGTACAGTTGCTTGGCGATCAGTTGTTCCCAGATCTTGGTTGTTCCCAGCGTCTCTTCATAGTTCGCCAGACAGTAATACGCCAGGGTGAAGGTGATGTTGAACAGACCGAGCTTGTCGTTCAGCGCTTTAACGAGCGCGGTATCTTTGATGTTATAGCTGTAGAACTTCTGTGGGTTCTGCTCATACAGCGCACGCAGCGAGCCTTCTTCCTCATAGCTCATCTTGCTCATGCCGAGTTCAGCATTACCGATGAAGTCGAGTCGATAACTTTCACGCGGGACATAGATGTGTTTCTTGTACAGTTGCAGGAAGTCAAGGTGAGGAACACCCATGATGTCCGCTTTTAACTGAGGTTTGCCGAAGTTACCGTTAACTTCACGCAGTTCGATATGGTTGAACGGCGACAGGTGCGACTTGGTTGTCTCTTCACCCAAGATCTTGTAGCAACGATTGACGATGTACGGCATGTCAAACGTCTCAGAGTTCCAACCTGAAGTTGCATCATAGTTGAACTCTTTGAAGTGACGCAGCATCGCCTTCAACAATGAGACTTCACCATCACACCGTTGATACTCAACTTTCAGGTGACCCACATCTTTGTCTTGCGCATCGTGGACGTATTCTTTATCACCAATGCAGTAGTAGGTGTCGGTGAAGTTGTCATAGAACGTAATACCGTTGATTGGCCACTTGACCTCAGCCGGCTCAGGGAAACCTTCACCATCAGGTACATTGACCTCGATGTCGAGAATACCCACACGAATCTGACTTGGATCGAACTCAGGCATCTTACCATCATACAGCTCGATAATGAACTGGTTGGCGTAGTTGCTGTTGCCCTCGATAGTAAAGCCTTCAACGTCTTTGTAAGAGTTGACGAAGCCTTTAGCATCACGGATCGAATCGAACTGCACTCGCTTCAAGTCATAACCAAAGATCGACGGAACAGTATCACCAGGCGCGCTTGCATCAGCTTTGGTGTAGAGCGAGGGTTTGTAGAAGTCTACCTTCTTTGCATATGACTTTCCATTCTTGCGATAGCGAAACAGGATATTGCTACCCCATGTCTTATAGAACGTGTAGAGCGCATCAGTACTCACGTATTAGCAGCCTTAGTTGGATAAATGGGCGACGATACTACTAAAGGAACGAAGTCGCTGTAAAGGGCTTACAGCGACTCGCAGGGGCGATTTACTTCAGCAGTGCGGCGATGTTCGGCTCAACGAAAGTCGAAGGCTTCATGATCTTGCCTTCACCGAAGTTGTCACGGAAGGTTACACGCTGGACACCAGCAACTTCAGCAAACGAGTAGCCGACGTTTTCGCGCTTGCGGACTTCTTCAATCCACTCACACATAGCGTCAATGTCTTTGACTTCGCTGGCGATTGGGAACTTGCTCCAGTTGCTTTCCATCACCGCATCGACGACGACATGCATATCAACCTTATACAGGTCTTCAGCAACGTACATCAGCAGGTACAGCAGGCTCATGGTGAATTCGATGTCGTGCAGGCCTTCTGCAAACAGGTTGTTGGTTGAGATGGTGCTGGTCAGCGACAGCAGGTAGTCTTGTTGCAGGCGAGGGTCTGTGCTGATGTCTTCACCGAACAGGTCTTCAACGTTGAAGTCGGCATTGAACTCTTGACGCATCAGGAAGTACTTGTAGGCAAGGGTGACGAAGATGTCAGCGATGCCATCCAGAGTTTCCTTCGTGTCTTTGGTTGCGATGCCTGCGATAGTTTCCATCACCTCTTCATGGACATATGCAGTCTGTGCTACCAGTTGTTCTGGAGTGAAGGTGTGGGTCATCTTGCGAGCAACCGCGTTCCAGTCGATAACGTCTTGGATTTGGCGGTTAAAAGTATCGAAGTTCATAGTTACATCAGTTCCTTTAAAGTGGTCATCATTGAGGTTGAGGTGAAGAAGGTCGCAGAGATGCGTTCGAACTCTTTATCGAGTCGCGGCGCAAGCTTGTCATAGTTATTCATGTAATGAACAATCAAGTCAGCCATTGCCTGTGGGTCACGCATCTCCGCTGGATCATACTTGAACAGTACGTTGTACATTTCCGAGTATGACAAGTAGTCGGGCACCATCGGGATTGCCTTGAGAGCCAATCCTTCATATGTGCCGATACCGAGAGTTTCCTGTTTGTTTGCCGAGAACAGCAACTTAGAGCGAGCAAGGATATTGTAATACTCGTCCTTAGTCAACGAACTTTCCTGACAGGCAATGAACTTATATTGTGGTAACATAACTTCAAGTTGCTTAAACAGGTTATAGTTCTTCTCTTCGCTTAGTCGGTGCGGAAAACAAACAATATCTTCCTTAACGAGATCAGCAGGCGTTGCACATTGCGCAATCTCTGCGATGTATTCGAACGGGAAGCCCGCCTTATGGATCGTCGAATGACGTCTATCGACACCGAGCGTATTGCAGAACATGTCAACATGGAACTGAGTCGCAAAGAAGTTCACGTCGGCAGCATAGAACATTGCGCGCTCAGCATTGAATGACCATGTCTTGCTCGGGATCTTGCGACCAAGAAAGTCTTGAGGGTCATAGCTACCTGCGTGCCACATGCTGGCGATCTGAACATCTTTACCTGTCAAGTCGATCATGTAGCGCGCCATCAAGATCACAGGGTTCCATGCATCAGTGAACAACAGCACATCACCATCAGTGACTGTACCATCATCAAACGCACGCGCCAAGATGATCGCTTGTGATGCTTTGAACTCGTTGGTCTTCGTGAAGTTGAGAAACGCGCCTTCTGTTGCAGTGTCGGAGCCCCTGGCTTCCCCTGCAATGACGTTGACTTTCATCCCGTGAGTCTCGATCAATGCTGGAAGCGTGTGCTTCCAGATCGATGTATAGCGACTCTCAATCGGTTCTAGTTCGATGAGGTGCACTGTGCCCATGAGTTAGATACCGTCGCAGTAAGAGTTGACGCAACCGTTTTCACCATCTTCGTTCACTTCGATCTTGATGGTGCGACCTGGCCACTGTGCAGCAACGCGTTCGGCAAGTTCATCGGCCAGCATCTCGCAGGACTTGTGGTCGAAGTTCAGAGTGCCTTCGTCATACCACTTCAGACATTGACGTTTGAGTTGGATGAACTCGATATCACGGTCATTGTGGAATACTTCGAGGGTCAACTTGAAGTGAAACATATGGCGATGTGGCGATGCGAGAAAGCTAACATCATCCCAGCCACCAGTTGCCAACTTCGGATCAGTTGCAGCGGCCGGATAGCAATGGATACCTTCACGTTGAAAGGTCACGAATACTTCACTGTTATACTTGGTGATCATTAACTTATCCTGCTAAGTCGAAAAGAGTAGATTGATTGTTTGCTTCACTGAGGTGTTTAATGCGACGACTTTGAACCTTCTTACCGAAGTTCCGTTTCCAGTCGTTCCAACTTGCCATGTCATTTACATCGCGCAGGTGCAGCATAGGGTTCAACCCTTGCTCTTGCACGAACTCGGTCAAACTATACTCGTTAGTTGTGATTTCGTCAACGTGCCGAGTAAAGTTAAGTATCGATGCGCAAATAAAACCAAAACAAATCTTCAACCGAAGTTCATTCATTGCGTCATCAGGCTCACCATGCCTGTCAGCAAATGCCTTATTACTTAAACGGATTGAATCCATAAAGATAATAGGGTCAAGGTTAAAGCCGAAGTAGGTTTCGATGTCGCGCATGATCTGTTCAGAGAACCGAGAGAAGGTCACAGGGAACTTCCGATTACCTTTAAAATCGTAGCTGTAGTAATGACCCATCGTCACGCCACTCGTGTGCGACGTCGAGTCATACGACACATGCACCCCATCCAACATACCTGAACGCTTGAACATCACCGCAGGCAACAGACGCTTGACGCTACCGACTCCAAGGATGTGCAAGGTATTCTTGATGTGGTCTGGTGCTTCAAGTTGCGTGAAGCTGAACATACGTTCGATGTCTTCCAGCGGGCCTGTACCGAGGCCTGCCGCCCCTAGAGAGATACCACCGATGTACTGATGCAAGTTATCAGGAATGGTCTCAAGCAGGACATCTAGCCATTGCTTGTACGTGTCAACACAGTTGCCTTGAATGATCAACAGCGGCTTGCAGCGCATGCGGTCATTGTCAACGATGAATTCGATTTGCTTGCGGATGTTCTCACCTGTGCGCTTGGCATAGTCGGTGAAGTTCGCAGCATCAAAGAAGCGGTCATCGGTATCGTTACGACCAGACGTCTTGCCTGTCAGGACAATCGGGATTTCATCGAAGCTCATGGCGATGTCCGAATATTTCGACTGGATGTCATAGACATCTAGCTTCATTTGCTCGGTAATCGTCAGGCCCTGGGTGATGATCTGAAGGCCACCAGAGTCAGAATGGATCTTATGCCACTGCTTGTAGAACTCGTTGACCTGTGGCCCGTATTGCTTTTCAGTGTGCGCGTTGAACAGGCAACTGTACGTGTGCCCGTACTTACCTTGCATAGAGCCGATCATGTCGTCAATAGCAAGGTGCGCGGGCGACTCAAGTGCCATCTTTTGCATGATCCGAGTGTGACTCAGACCAGAAGCAACGTACTCAAACATTTAAAACCTCACTTGGAGTAGACGATGCTCATGAACTCTTGACGGCATACTGGATTACTGCTGAACGAACCACCGAGGTACGAAGTGACTGTATGGCTACCGTGGTCTTCAACACCGCGCGATTTGACGCAGTAGTGTTCAGCATCGATCACAACAGCAACGTCTTCGGTGTCGAGGATGAACTGAAGACTGTGTGCGATCTGCAAGGTCAGACGCTCTTGAATCTGTGGACGGCGAGCGAAGTACTCAGCGATACGGTTGAGCTTCGACAGACCCAGTACCTTACCCTTAGGGATGTAGGCGATGTGCGCGATACCGTCAATCGTGACAAGGTGGTGTTCGCAGCTCGACATGATGGTCACGTCTTTCTCAACAACCATCTGGTTGTAGGACATCTTGTTGTCGACAGTGGTAGCCTTAGGGAAGTTCTCGGTCTTCAGGCCCCAGAACAGTTCTTTGACAAACATCTTGGCCACACGACGAGGTGTCTCAGCCAGAGAATCATCAGCCAGGTCAAGACCAAGAGTGGTGAGTACTTCGGTCATGTGATCTTCGATAATCCGAACCTTGTCGTCGTCGCTCAGGTCAGACGCGATAGTCGGTGTAGCTACACCTTTCAGGATCAAGTAATCGTTGACAGCTTTGCCGAGTGCTGCATCGGTTTTCGTAGGTTGGAAGGACATCGATCTACCTTTTTGATGGTGTTGAGAATAAATTTCATGTGAACCTATTTAGGATAGGATATTATAACAGAGGAAAGCAGGAAGGCGAAACTCTTTTGTCTAGAGTTTCGCCTTCCTGGTGTTACGGTGTATCGTTGCGCGGTGTTACTTCTTGACGTAACCAGCGGCCTTCTTGGCAACGCTGAGCATCGAGTAGAACGTGGTCTTGCGCAAAGGTTCGAGACCAAGTGCTGCACCCCTTTTATTCGCCTCGTCGAAAAGTTCACCAGTACTCTTATTGAAGCCAACTTCTGCGAACATCTTGTTCAGCATTTCCCAACGACCGTTGCGAGGGTGATAACCACGCTCATCGACACCATCGTTTGCTATTGATGGTGCTGGGGTTGGAGCCGGAATAGTCGCGATAACGGTACCTGTCGCTTTCTTGCTCCTGGAGCCCTTAGCTGGTTGCACAGCTGGTGTTGCGGCATTCAGTTGCGAGTCTTCAGCGTTCAACTCAGCGAGCAAGCTAGCGAGATCAGTACCTTCAAGATGCGCAAGCATCTTGATTGATTCGATTGCGATTTTAGCGACTTCAATGCGAGCTTTGGTAGTGTCGATAGTTTTCATGGTAGTACTCCAAGTATTCAAGAATGGTTTCAGAACACAACAGACTCACTAACAGAAACGACGCAATACTACGAAAACAATGCGTTTGAATCGATTACAGCTAACTGTTAACTCTTGTCTGTGTCAGCAGCACCTGCGTCATTGCTAGTGCTTGTGTCTGCTGCTTTGTTGTCATCTTTGTTTACATCTTTAACACTAGCAGCCGTAGCCGCAGCCGTCAAGCTTTTCTTTTTCGCCATACTCAACATCGAGTAGAAGCTACCGCGATTCAGCTCTTTCAGACCAGCAGCTACACCACGCTTGTTCGCTTCGATGTACAGGGCCGCTGCATCATCGAACCCCTTTTCAGCGAACAGTGCGTTCAGCACAGTCCAGCGACCGTTGCGCGGCTTGAAGCCCTTTTCACCACGAGCGATGTCAGTACCTGGAGCGCGTGCTTTTGGTGTTGCTGGGGCCGCCGGCGCTGCTGGTGGTGCATCAGTCTTCGGTGCATCTTCGACCTTTGGAGCATCGGTCTTTGGTGCATCAGCTTCAGTTTTTTTACCGCCCTTCTTCGACGACGAAGTCTTTGCAGCTTTCTTCGCGTCTTCAGCAGCTTGCAGGGCGGCCTCTTCGTCAGCTACGCGCTGGTCGATGATCTTGCACGCTTCGTCGTGAAAGTCTTTCATCGCACGCTTGGCGGTCGTCTCGCTCATACCGAACTGTTCAGCGAGTTCTTTCGCTTTCAGTTGCGGCTTCAGCAGGGATTCGATAGCGAGGTTCAGTTTAACAGCTGGGTCGATAACTTTGATTGGGCTAGTCATGATGTAGGTCTCTCTTCAGAATGGTGTAGTTTCGCTTCAGTGATTTCATCTTAACTCTAGTGAGTACCTGCGTCAACCTGTTTCTTCAATCTTTTTGGTTTTCGCTTTCTGACTCGCTCTGCAACCACTTCACGTTTCGTCTTTCTATAGAGCAGATACTACAATGGTCTAACAGTTGCGTCAACCTGTTAGACCATTGTGATTACCTATCGACTAGGTTATGCTGATAGCTTGCTGTACCAATCAAGCGCGTCCTTCGGCGCGATGTAATCCCAACTTGCTTGTTTGACAAGCAAGAACGCCGTAGGGTCGCCCATGAACTGTTCACCACCTGCGATCAACTGCTTGTAGGTCTTCATTGCAGTCTCACGGTCTACGGTGATGTAGGCGCTGTTGCATTCATGCTCACGGCTCTCAACACGCGACACATAGCACCGACCGTTGGTAACGTGGGTGATATACGGTGAAATGAACTCCCAGATGAACAGAGAGGACATTTCCATGCTTACGCCGCATGGTAGAATACGCAACTTGCTGAACAGACCTCCTGGCTTGGTCATTTCTTGTGTGATACCACTGATACGCTGGTCGTTCGCTGGCAAGACGATTGTGTGGTCAAAGTAGAATTCAAGAAACTTCTTGACTTCTTGCAGTTCACCGAAGGGAACGATCCAACCATTTTCGTCAATTTCACCAGAGAAGGTGAGAGAGATCGTTCGGTCATAACCATGAACGCTTGCGCACTCACCTGGCGAGCCGTCTGGTTCTTTGTCGAAGAACTGGGCATGCGCCGTTGCAAGTCGTTGATAAACTTTGGTGCTGTGAACCTCAATCATTTTTCAAGTCCTTCCTCATGACACCTAGGTACATTTTGATGAACGCTGCCAAGCTTAGCAGTGAACCTATTAACGTGAAGAACAGCGCTTGGTAGTCGCCCTTGTCGAACGTTAACCAAACCCAGCACGCATCAGCAAACAGGTATGTTGCTACAGCTTGATAGATTTTACCCTTTAATGAAAGGAAGGCCCCGATACACATCAGGATACCTCCCCATGTTGCGATGGTGATCATCAGTTAGCGTCCGATTTGATCATCGCCCCAGATCAGAACATGTACCCGAGGGCTAACGTTCCACTGGTATTCTTTGATCGCTTTGTCTGCGATACGACCTACAGCAGGGTCAAGCTGTTGACCGATCACACCGCCTACAGGCATTACCCATACATCAATGTCGCAGTAGTTGCAAGATCCGCAGTGTTCGAGGACGTGTACGATGTTTGCAGCTTGATCCCAGGCACGCTGGTCTTCGTTCAACACGAACTTCAGGTAGCTCTGAGGGCAGAGGTTGACGTATTCAGCCATCAGGTCAATGCGAATCGCTTTCTTCGGCTCTTCACCTGAGACGTGCAACAGCTTAGGCGACATAGAGAAGTAGACATGACACTCATGGTCTTTCAGCGCTTGGATCGCCTTACGCAACTCGGGTTTGATCTTCTGAGTAACGTTCGTTTCGAAGCCGACCCATGCTGGCCAGTCTTCATCGACATCGATCCAGTACATGATGATTTCAGCAATTGCTTCCTGCTGCATCATAGGTTCACCGCCTGTGAAGACGTGACCGATCTTACCGAAGTTCTTTTGACCCGTCATTGCACGGATTTCAGTCGCAACTTCACGCGTGGTCTTGGTCTTGACGAGGTGCTTGAACTGTGCGCTCCACGAGTATGCGGAATCGCAACCAGTGCTTGGGGTTGGCACTTTCTCAAGCTCGGTGATGTTCTTCACGTCGATCAGCGGGTATTGCTCAGCCCATGTCTCAGGGTTGCCCGGTTCGACTTGACCGAAGCCACGGCACTGCAACGAACACAGATACAAGCGCAGCCAAGTGCACAGCTTACCTGTGTTGAGTGCTTCACCCTGAATCGAGTAGAACATCTCAGTGAACTTTACATCTTTCATACTTTAGCTGTCCGGTAGTTTTCGAAGAGTGCATTGTACAAGGTGTCCTCATTAGTGCACAACAGGTCAAGCCACGATTTGATGAACGCCATGTCAGTGGCCGGTTCTTCATCTTGATGGTATGGTGTCATGTACTGAATAGGGACGATCCCTGCTTTCTGCACCTTATTTAGGTGGTCGACTCGATCATCAATCAAGATGTCTACGCGGGCGAACTGTTTCTGATCAGTGCCGATGAAACCAGACATGAACGGGAAGTTGCGTTCAAGAAAGCTCTTCTTACTTTCGAAGTGATTACCCATCAGCTTCGACACGAAGACGATCTGGTGATGTCTGCTGAGTTCCTTCAACGCATTGACAGAGTGCGCGATAGGCTCAAGCTCATCGTAGACATACTCCTCATCCCAGAAGTCAAGCGCAGTTTCTGGATTGACGAAGCCAAACAGCTCACCGAAGTGATATGGAATCATACCACGTTCAGCGATCAGCTCAGCATGGTTAAGTTTGTTGCGACACTTCGAGTTGCACCAGTCAAACCACGCAATGTCGCTGTTCACGACAGTCAGGTCAACGTCTACGCCGATGATAGCCATATTAGTTGTCGAACTCGACGTAGGTGATGTCAGCAAAGCCGATGCTCTTGACGATGTCCACGATGCGATCCCAGTCACCACCACCCAGACCTGCGCCGATCTTCGGGATACCGAACTTCGGTTGAACAGGGTATGCAGCAAACATCATGTTGATCGCGTACATGCCACGCTCAAACGCTTCGTAGTCGATGTGGACACCAGGCCCGCCCATCGTTGCTTGCGTGTACAGGTTGATACCGAACGGCCGGTCGATGAATGGGTTGCCTGTCTGAGTCTCATACTTGACAAGCTGAGCAACCGAGAAGTGACCGAGCTTGCGGATGTCGCTCATCCGAGTCGCCAAGTCAGCCTCATACATCTCAGGCAGTTCACGACGAATCTCAGCAGCGATGCCGCTACCCATCGTGTTGTGGATGTTCGCACCGTGAATGATGATGTCGAACTGGCCTTGCTTGACCATCGATACCAGATTACCTGTAACAGTTTTCATCATGATTTCCTTGAGTTAGGCGATGTTAGATTGCAGCACGGCGATGAGTACCCGCGATGCACGCGCAGACAGGTTACAGTCGAGGATCATCTGAGCAAGTGTCGCGATGTCCGATGATTCAGTATCGACTGGTTTAGCTTCGACTACAACCGCTTTCGTCTCAAGCTGAGTAGGGAACTGACGCAGAGCAGTCAGAACTTCAGGAGTGCCAGCAGGCTTGGTTGGCAGCACCGCGTCAAACAGGTTGACTTCGGTTTTGTTTTTGTAGGTGATCTGGTTGACAAACCGCTCACGATAGATCGAGGTGTGCTTGATGAACAGAACGAAGCGCTTGTCGTGGGACAGGATCTTCGCGTCTTGCAAGTTGACCATGCTGCGACCGTTCTCGACGATGTAGGCTGCGATCTTCGCGGCATCGAGTTCGCCCAGCTTGAAGTTCTCGGAGTGCAGGGTGAAGGTTTCAACACGCTCGACAGGGGTGAAACTGACAATCCAGAAGTCACGACCACTGCCGTCGATGCCGGTGGTAACGCCCCAGTACTTCGATTTACCGCGACCGTTTACATAACCGATCCCGTCATACTTCATGCTGTGAACTCGCTTCATACTGTCTCTCTTGTGTGGATGTTTCGAAAGTTAGGCGTAGTATATCGATGCTGTTTCCTGTGTCAACGCCTAAGGCAAGAAAACCCTAGAATCTTTTGAACTCTAGGGTTTTCTTACGGAGCGCTGTTACTTTTTCAGTTTCAGGATCCCGATCAACAACTTGGCAGCACTTTTCGAGATGTTACCGTCGAGGATCATTCTTGCGAGGTTCGCGGTGTATTCGTCGTCACCTTTAGCATGTCGCTTGACGTGCTTGATGTCGACATCTGTAACCTGTTCTTCAACCTCAACCTTGTCGAAGTCAGGGTTCGGTACATAGACGTCTTGATCGGTGTACGGTTCACGGTAGATCGCGTTACCACGCAGTCGCATGACAAACAAGCCGTCTTCGCACAACACTTTCAGCTTGACAGTCGACGTCTTACGACGACCAGTCTCATAGATCGCGCTGGCGAAGCGCGCTGCATCAACTTCACGCAGGGTGAAATCACGCGCGGTCAACGAGTGAGTCACGGTGCCGTCTTGTGGTTGATAGCTGACTGCCCAGAGATCGCTACCGGACTCGCTGGTATTGGTCGTAACGCCCCAGTACTTCGATTTACCGATGTTGTTGACGTAACCGTGTTCGTCGCGGTTCAAGTTAGACCTTCTCATAACAACCTACCTCATCACGTTTGTCTTCACATGAGTCGGATTCTACACGATGCAGGTAGGTTGTCAACCGTTTTTGTTAGACAGATGTACCATCGTCACCAAGGGCGTTGAGCATACGGTCATCGTAATTGTCGTTGGCCCAGTCGTAGGACTCGAGGTCTGCTAGGTCGTCATCTTCAAGGTCGAAGTACTCTTCAACGAATGCGATGGCCACGTCAGCGTCTTCGAATTCCATGTTGCCGAGGCTGAGGTCAGCAGCGTCATACAGACAGAGAATGGTATTACCTGAGACAGGGTTCCACTTCAGTGCGTAGGACTCTGCGGCTTGTAGCTGTTCGTCGGTGAACTGAGGGCTTTCGCCTTCCATAAGCTTCACCACACGATTGATTTCCATGTGTTCTTTTAGACTGATCATCTGTATTACCCTTTGTGAGAATGAATAGTGGTATCAATTTATTTATCGACACCACTATTTACGCAATCACATCAAGTCGAACTCATCAGGCACTTCAATCGTCCCTAGACCGTAGCCCAGCGCGTGTTGTAGCAAGATCACGTCCTTGCAGCAGTCGTGGAGTGAGTTGTGTTTGACGAACCCTTCAAACAGCCCTTTAGGGACTGGCAGCTTACGCAGGTGTGGTTCGAGCATGGCATAGGAGATCGCAGTGCGCACATCACGTTGCTGCCAGAATGCTACAGGGAAGTTATCTTCGGTTGCATTGAATACAGTGCGCATGATGTTTGCAAGAATTGAAAAATCGAACGATGCACCACGCACATACGCCAGCGAATTCTTAGGGTCAACGCCAGAGCTGACACAGAATTCCTTGAACGCATTGATACCGTCTTGAATGCTGACGTCGATCTGCGACGGGTTGAAGACTTCGCGAGCATCAGCACCTTGCTTAGCCCACCAGTCAAGAGTCGATTGATCAACAGTCCGACCTTTCTGTGTGCGCACATCGAACTTTACCCTGAACATGCGCTTAGGGCTGTTGATGAGGTCAGTGAAGGTGTCGATCTTCGATTCATCGAACACTACAGCGGCGAGGTCGAGAACGATAGCAGTAGGGCGAACGTCAACAGTTTCGAAGTCAAACAGGACGCTAGGTGGTTTAGACATTGCTGTTTCTCGTTGAATGCCATGGGCACAGTTGATTGATCAGACAGATATTAGAACCGAAGTAGTTCTTATTGTCCAGTTTAGGGCAGGTACATCCCTTGATCTTGACCCAATGCGTGTGGTAGCGCGCATCTTGTGGGAACTTCCACACCTTCTGTAACTTGAACTCGACCTGTTCGATCAGGTTCACTGGATTGTCATAGTTCTCAGGGTTCGTTAGCAGGTCGTCAAGTGCGTTGTACAACGCTTGCAACTTTTCGTGGTCAGCGTCATCAAGCCCTTGTTGTTCAGCGAGTACTAGGTTTACATTTGCCATATCATCTCCTCTATATCTAGCCGTCCAGCATACATGCCTAAGGAATCGGAGTCAACAAAAAGGACCCTTGCGGGCCCTAGTTGGTTAAGCGATTACTTCTCGTTAAGGAGAGCAATGAACTTGTCGATCTGTTTACCATCGTGCATGAACTGATTGGTGTAGCGAATGCAGAACACGCCGCCTTCGCCGTTCGTGTCGAACTGAACAGTAGGACCCGAACCAGACCAGTCAAGATGAACGTGGCTACCGAACTTCTTGGCATCAAAGTCTTCGAACTCGACAGACTTGACTTTCGATACAGGAACAGTACCGTCCATAAAGATGTAGACGACCTTGTTCTTCCTGTTCATTGATCCCCCTAGCGCCTCATTGATAAACCCCTTAAAGTGTTTGATACCTACAGCGGTTGTATTTTCATTTATACCGTGTTTCGATTTTAGCTCGGACATCATATCTTTGTCAATCAGTTCGCACTGATATGCCCGATAAATTTTCACTTGTTCGTTGACGTTGAACACCGCCCACTCAGGACTAATCACACTTGTTTCGCTATAACCAGTGCCTGGGCCGGCTGCTTTGAAGTCGCGATCATACTGACCAAGAGATGCTTCCATCTCAAAGATGTAGCCCTTCGCACCAAGACCACGCGTCATACGACCATCAGACATGTACTGGCTGACTTTGTCGATCACGTTACTGAAGTAGATCCCATCACCGAGCATACGACCAGCAACTGAAGGATCATTCGACTTGATCACACGGAATCCGTAACGCAAGATCATCGAAGCAGCGACTGTGCCCGTACCGTGGAACACAGGGCGCATGATCTTCGAGTTAGTCCCTTCAGCGGCCATCTTAGCAGTCCATGCAGCATAACCAGCGTCCTGAATCGGGATGCTTACGTCGAATGCACGAACGATCTTGGCTGCGATGTTACCGTGACGATAGCGGTTGAATGCATCGTACTCCACCGACATTTGCTCAAGCTCTTCAGCAGTCTTAGGCACTTCGGTAACAGCAAGGGTGTTGATGTCCGATTTGTTAATTGTCTTCGACATCACGTCGGTCAATGTCGCATTGTCGTCAATTTTCGGCGCACGTGGTACTTTGATGTTGTTGTACTTGAGGATGTCCAAGATACGTTTTTCATCGAGGTCAACAAGTGGCTTGATTGGCACATGGTCACCTGCAAGCGCATCACGAGTCACCGCGACGAACTTGTTGGCGATTACGCTTTTGGTAATGATCTTCTTGTCGTCTGTGGTCAACTGATTGAACAGTGCTTCACCGACTTTTGGATCACTCTTCCACGCACTTACAACAACCTGAGCATTTGCGTCTTCGAACTCACGACGTTGCGATGGCTTTGTCCCACGGAAATAACTGTTACTCGATGCGAACAGCGATTCATAGGACGCCTTTGACAGCTTGTCCATGTTACCGCTTCGGTTGAGACCATCGATAATCGAAGAGACGCTAACCACACGACCACTTGCAGAAGTGCGAGCAATAGCGGCATCAGACGCTTTAGCGTTCAGTACAGCAAAGACCTCAGCGGCATTGTACCTATAGTTAAATGTTGGGTCTGTAATCACATGTTCGCTGACTACTTCTGTACCTAGGATATCGGCCACTTCGTTAGGGAATGTCGCTAGGTCTTTAAGCAGCTTCACTGCCGCCTCAGCCTTAACAGCGTCAGAACTGATGTTGTACAGAGCTTTTGACATAGCCCAAGTCGTACCGTACATCCGACCAGTGTTGTTATTCAACAGGGTCATAATACCAACACGTTCGTTGTACTTATCGAGAACAACCTTCGAACGCGACTCATAATACATGACCATCAGACCGTCATTGGTGATGATACCGGCCATCAGCAGTGTATCGAGTTGAGCCGATGTCAGATACTTTGCCAGGCCCTTCACGATGATCGTTGAGATGAAAAAGCTACTCTGACCAAAAACGACAGTACGGGCGATGTTACGGACGTATGCGTCCATATCGATACCGATAGGCTGGATGCGTTTCACAAACGCGTCATCACCATAGCTGTAGTTGTCATGTTCGATCAGGGCGACATCGTATAGACGTTGAACGCGCTTTCTGAAGTACAGAGTCGCCGCTGGTACAAGCGCCGCTGAAGGCGATGCAACAAATAGAGCAAACAGACGTTTTTCGATATCTGAACTGAGGTTGACATCATCTGGAAGTTGCGCAATACGATCACCGTATGCAGCTTGCACAGTTGTGCGTACCGTCGCAACGTTGTACGGGAACATGCTGCCAGTAATAACGTCGTCGAAGGTCTCAATGATAAAGTCGGAGCTGGCACCTTTAACGAAGTCAACCATCATACGCGAGAAAGTTTCCTTGTCGTATGTTGCAGAAAGGCGAAGAGCATTCGACAGGTTCATCCACTGCTTTGATTTGAACATTGCAACTAGACCATCTTCCGGACCCGTGTAAGCGCCGAAGGTGATCATTGTCCGACTTGTGAACAACGAGTCAAGTGCATCGATGATCACCGCAGAGTTGGTGAAGAGGCTGTCGATGTCATCAACGTTGTAGTCACCGTTAGGCATGGTACGAACTTTCGGGTTACTTGCATAAGTGCGAACGATATCAACTGCCATTGAAGCGGTCATCATGCTGTAGAAATACAACACGAGCGCCGACTTGATACGGTCACCGTCGGCGATACTTGTCTGGCTATCTGCAAGGTACGCTTCGACAGCAGCAATAGTATTACCAAACGAAGCATTCGTCATGCCGTTGATGATACCAGTGATCAATCTTTGGTCAGCTAGGAACGAACTCTGAGCAGTCGTGTCGGAGGTAATGTTGACGATGTACGCGCACACGCGGCTATAGACGCCAGCGAGCATCTTAGCAACAGACCATGCACTGTTGTTCATCACAGGACTCGAACGCAACTGAGCAAGTTCCTTAGGAACGTCACCCAACGCTTTTACCATGTCTGGTACGCTGGCGATAGAGATTGCAGCATGCACCTTGATGTACGCGTAGGCAGACGGGTCGTAGCGCTTCAGATAGAAGCCCATACCTTCGTCCCATTCTTTCATGTTGACGTTGGCGAACATCTGGTCGAGTGGCTTGCTGACGTACAGCGCGTTGAACATCGGTTCAAAGTGGTCTTGCATGTACTTGCGATGCACGCGTACATCACGCAGAATCGCCGCGAAGTCGTCACGCCCTTTAGCGAAGTGTAGACGGTTGAACAGCGAGTCATTGAACGCTGTCGGGTTGTTCATAGGGTCTACTGCATCGACTTTCGGCGTAGTATTGACGACAGGGGCAACTAGGGCGACGACAGGGGTCGGAGTCGTAGCAGTGACAATCTGGTTCGCTACAGCAACTGCGACAGCCGCTGAACCGTCAGACTTGGCATCAGGTGGAGTCGCTTTGACCAGGCTCGCATAGAACGGGTTCGACTTGACAGCAACAGGGTCGAAGTCTTTACCACCGAAGAACGGCACAGTACTTTGACGGTTGGTGTAGTACAAGTGGAACACAGTCTTTTCAGCGACAGCGCCGGCCAGATCCAGAGCAGCGCGTGGTTCGGTCTTGAATGCGCGCTGAATGACCTTGACGATGAACGGAGCAAAGCGCTCATACTTCGCAGGGAAGGTGAAGTCGTAGGACGAAGTCTGGTGACCGTCAGGACTTTCTTTGTACAGCTGGTACGACTTGAGCAGGGTGACCAGGATTTTCTTCATGTCACCGACATCAAACATCAGGTCTTGACTTTTCAGTTTACCACCGGCCGCACGGATCGATACGAACACCCAACGACTGTTACGACCGATCTCAGGCTTGCGCAGCACACGGAACGCGTACTCTTTGTTTTTGTCAGTGACGAACTCGGTCTGGAACTTGAGCGTAGGGATGCCTGGCATCTTGTTTGCCGGCGTTTCTTGGAAGTCGAAATACTTCGCACTGTTCAAATCAAGAATCTCAGTCAGCAGAGATTCAAGCATCAATTCTTGGTCTTCCATTAAGGTGTGCCCTTTATGTGTAAGGTGATTATCCATCTATTTAGAAAACAGGAAAGCCCCAACTAAGGGGCTTGTTGTGGAGCGGTATCAACTATCGGTAAGTCTTAATGACGCGGGCTGACTCGATAAAGAAATCACGCTCTTGTCGGCAACGCAGAGCCCAATCTTTATGACCCGACTTTTCATCCTGAATTGCTTGTTGGTTAAGATTCCTAGCTCGGGCTACACATTCTTGAATGTTCATCTCATCTCACTCCAATGTTCAATATAGTAATCGTAGCACCACAATCATTACCATGCAACAACAATCAGACGAACAGTACGCCTCTACCACCTGCGGCTACCCACGCATCAATCGCTTTCTGCCGATCATCAACGAGGATGTGTACGTCGATGTTACTGTCAACATGTTGACCTTTCATCTCGACTTTGTCAACGAATTTCACTTCGATCTCACCAACGTGTTCAGCGATCCAGTCAAGCTTTGCCCGACGTACTTCAGCAGCGTTGATATAACCACTTGCGCTCAAGATATCAGCGAACTCGATGTTCTCAGCGAGCATCGCCATACCTTTTGCGATAGGCCGCATGTTCCGGAAGAAGTCGTAGGTGAACAAGGTTTCTTTGATCGCGTTCTTCTCAGCAGTGGCCATTGTGTTAAACACTTCAAGCGGAACATCACAGTTCGATTCAAAAGCGTGTACCCAATCACACAACACACCGTCCATGTCGAAGCTTACTTTCGTGGTAACGAGCATCTCAATTCCTTAGTTCTTATCAGACGACTTACTTGATGTGACTGATTGTACAGCCACACAGGTAGCTGTCAACCCCATGTGTCCACTTTAGGTACATAATCTTTGATCTTGTTGTAGACGGCATCGCCTAGCTCAGCGCTTGACAATTGCGGTGAACCTTGCTTCTTGACCAAGATGTAGTTGGCGTCTTTGACGTATGCACCACCTTTACCAGACTTCGCAATAGTGGTATCAGTGCCGACGCGGTTGAAGCTGACGTAAATCGCACCGTCCATGTACTTGAGCAGCTTGTCGCCCATGTCAAGTATTTTCTTCATGGTCAGAGCAGCACCCTCATGGGTCGCCATCAGAATTTCATCAGGGACAACCCGACTACGCTTGGCGTTCTGGTCGATTGCAACGCTGATGTCATTCACCACCCAGACGATGTGAATGTTCACTTTACTGTAACCAAGCTCTTGTGCGTTGCGCGTGATCGATTCGAGTTTGCTCATGTCTTTCAGCGTAACGTCGAAGATCAGATTGGGCTTACGGTCTGCGGCTGAAGCGAGTATCGACGCGAATACGGTCTGATCGCTCTTGTTCGTGATGTTGTAGACGCTCGACAGAATGTCGTGCATTTTACCAACGTTGTCGGGGTTCTTCATGTCGAAGGTCTTGATGTCGTGACCTGTCTCTTCTTTGACCTTCTGTGCGAACTTGGTAGACTTCACCGCAAGCTCTTTCAGTGCGTCAACGTCGAAGCTCTTACCTTCGATCCCGAGCAGGTTCGACTTCTGGAATCCTTTACCGCTACCTGCACCACCCGCGAGAATGACCACGTTGCCAAACTTCGGGTATGCGACTTTACCGAAGACCATCAGCTTTTCGTGGAGTGACAGATATTCACCTAATGTGATCATACAAATACCTTTTGATGTAAACGGTCACATCACGAGTATAGCGCACCCGTGACGTAAAGATACTGGTATTTATCTCAGAGGTAGGAAGGGGCCAATCAAGGCCCCTTCAGGTTATACGATCTCAGTGAAGCCCTCGTTCAATCTGAACTGAAGCTCACTGCGGAAGTGGTCTTTGAACTCATCGAAGCGCTGGGTCACGACGAAGGTGTTTTTGTGTGGCAACTTCTCACGCACCAGCTTCATGAACATCCCTACACCCTCACGGTCGATTGGTTCGAGGATCTCATCGAGGAACAAGATGTTGGTCACAACAGAGTTCTTAATCGACGCGACTTCGAGCAGAGCAAGCCACAGAGCAAGGTTGACGCGACACTTCTGACCAGTCGACAGGTTATCGTAGGTGAAGCCTTCGCGGTTGATTGCGTTGATCTTGTCTTCGAACTTCTCGTTGATCGACAAGTTCAGATGGAAATCCATCGCCCCTAGGTATTCGTTCAGACGATTGTTGATGAACTCGATGTAGTCACGCACGATAGACGCCTTGATACCGTCGTCCTTCAGCAACTCCTTACACTTCGACTGGGCTTCTTGCGTCAGCTTCAGACCGTTGAGGCTGTCAGTCATGAGCTGATGCGACTCTTTGGTCTTGGTCAACTCAGCAACATACTGGTCAACTTTCGATTCAGCCGACAGACGCTGCACAGATGCGACGTTAGAACGAATCTCACCGCGTATACGCTGCATCTCGCTTTCAAGCTGACGTATGCCTTGACGCAACGTTTGCTCACGCTGTTGGGCTGTTACAAGGGCTGTCAGGTCGGCTACTGCTTTCTGGTAGTGTTCGACCATACTTGTGGCCGACGCCTTGATACCAGACACCTTGTCATTACACTCGGTGTGCTTGCTTGCTTTGGTGGCATCGTCGATTGCTTGTGAGCAAGTCGGGCAGACATCATTGTCCTCGAAGAACTTTGCGGTCTTCTGAAGGTCAGTGATGTTCGACTGGAACTTGACTGCAACGTCTTCGAACTGGCGCTTGGTCTTGCTGGCATCGTTGACCTTCTGCGCGATGTCTTTGAGGGTTTCAAGCTCATCGTCATACGAACGGCATTCAGTCTCAAGCCCTTCGATACGGTCACCAAGAGTGCTGATGGTCTCGTTGATGATTGCGATCTGACCGTCAACGTTAGAAGCAGCCTCATCGATCAGACGTTGCTGACCACGCATGCGCTCGTCCAGACGTTCACGCTCATACTTGAGGTCTTCGATTTCCGTGTTGAGGTTCGAGGTGACCTTCTTCAGTAGATCGGACATGACACTGAACACCGAGATGTCCAAGATGTCTTCAACGACTTTGCGACGATCAGCAGCACCAAGCTCCATGAACGGTACATACTTCTCTTTGTTCAGGACGACGATCTGAGTGAACAGTTTGAAGTCCATACCAAGAACGTACTCGACTTTAGCCTGGTAGTCTTTCGACGCCGCGCTTTGGTCTTGCAGTTCGTTATCAATCCAGAACTCGAACACCGCAGGCTTCTGGCCGCGCACGACCTTATACGCCTTACCATTCTTCTCGAACTCGATTTCAACAACCATGTTCTTCTTGTTGATCGTGTTGATCAACTGGCTCAGCGTGACCTTCTTCAGCGACTTACCGAACAGCCCGTAGGAGATCGCTTCAAGCAACGACGACTTGCCAGCGCCGTTATGGCCACCGATGCAAGTCGTTGGTGAACGATCAAGATCAATCGTGATTGCCGCGTTGCCGATGCTCTGGAAGTTCTTATACTTGACCTTCTTAAACGTTAACATTACTCACCTTTCAGCAGGATAGTTGAGGCTTCAGCAAACAGCTTCGTCATCAACTCACGTACTGCCTTATCACCAAACTGTGGGTTATTCGAGATATAGTCCTCGATGTACTGTTGAGTCGTCTTGCTCGTGCGCTCTTCGACGTCTTCAGCAGTGTCAGAGCTGTCTTCAGTCAGGGCATAGGTGTTGACCACTTGCAGGTCATGAGGCTTCGCACGGTTGATCTTACTCACAGTATCCATCAAGTCGACGCGATTATACTCACTGTTGACAACGAGGCGAACAAACATGCCTTCGAACAGGTCGAGGTACTCAGCATCAGTCATTGCCTTGAACACGTCAGCTTCGAATGTTACCATGGTGAACAGGCAGGTGGTGTTCTCGACAAAGGTCAAGGTCTGTGTGCGTGCATCGAACAAGTGGTGACCACGAGCATCGCCGTAATCCTGCCAGTTCAGATGGAACGCCGAACCCATGTAGCGCACGTTGGACAACTTCGACTTGTGGTGAAAGTGCCCAGACCAGACTTCTTGGAACTCTTTGAACAGCTCAGCATTCAGGCCGTGTTCAGCAGGTGCTGACGACGCGTAGTGCTTGGCCCCTTGAATCTCAAAGTGACCAGCAACCACTGTCGTGTCCTTGTCAGGATGAGTAGCCAGGAAATCCATCGTGTTGTCGTAGTTCTCCGAGTTAATCCACGGCACGAGCGCGTACAGTTGCCCGTCAAGCTCTTTTGTCGTGCACTCTTCAATCACGGTCACGTTGTTCGGTGCAGCAGCTTTCAGCACTGCCAGACTGTGGATCTTGTTCGTATTCTTGTAGGCGACGTCGTGGTTACCCAGAATGACGATGAAGTTGAAGTCACCTTCAATCAACTGTTGTGCGAACCAGCCAACTACGAAGTCGATGTCGAACACCGAGATTGAGTTGCGGTTATCAAAGAAGTCGCCCAAGTGCAGGATGTCTGTGATGCCTTGAGCTTTCAGCTTCGAAAAGAACTCAGTGTCATACCAGAATTGCATATAGGAACGGAAGATGGAGCTCGATGACCGAGCCCCCTGGTGAGTATCAGTGATGATCGCAACAGTCATAGCTTACCGTAGCCTTTTTTGACCATCTGCATCGCGGTGTTAAACGAGATGTTGAGGTCGCGGGCGATATCAAACGCCTTAGTATCATCGTCTTGGAGTTCTTTCAGTTGGCCAACTCTTACTTTGAACACAGAGCCACCGTCAACTTCAACGACCCAGTACCCTGTCTGAGTAGACGGGCCAACCAAAAACGCTTTCACGTTGGTGTCAACTTTTACATAGATGCCAGCGCGTGGGAATTTCTCTTTCGCAGGTACAACTTGCCATTCACCAGTTTGCAGGCATTGATTTACGCGAGTAGGCGTGTACTTGATTGAATCGTTGATTGTCTGCCCTGTTACTTCGTTAGTCTTACCATTGTAAGAATACAAAAGCCCACTGTTTTTAAACTGAAACGACATCGACGCATCATAGTTACTGTTCATTACCAATCCTTACAAGTTAGTTGAGATGTGTTAGGCGAGGAACTCTAACACGCCCATATTACAGTCGTCTACATCTTCCTTTTCAGGCTTAGTCATGTAGCGCGTTTCATAGTCGGCGATGTAGTTCAGGTGATCACGGTACATGTCGGTCGTCTCGTCCATCAGCAACAGGTCATCTTCGCTGATGTTCTCATCCAACAATCCATTGAAGCCGTGCGCGTTGTCGTATGACTTGAACTTGATGTAGGTTTGTTTCTTCTCACGCTTGATTCGCAGGATGATTGCGTTGGTCACCAGTTGCGTGATGTAGGCAAAAGGGTTGTTGTACTTGAAAGGGTTGTAGTTGTGAGCATAGCGGGCGCACGTCTCGATAGCGTCACCGATCATCTCTTCTTTCCATGCCTGCGTGTAGCCTACAAAGTTGCGGGAGTAGGTGCGACGTGTGGCGATGTCGATGATTGCCTGACCGATCTTGTTCGACATCGGTGGGATGCCTTTGCCTTCAGACAGCCACAGCTCTTTTTTCGTCGCGTAGATAACGAACTCTGCCTGTAGCTCTTTGTTGTTGACGTACTGGGCTGGCTTGGACTTCTCAGGGGCTTTGGCGCACAGTTCAAACGTTAGCGAGTCGATGTCGCCTTCGAGGATTTCTTGAGTTGCGATGGTCATTAACGTAAACCCTTTTCGATGAGTGCTAGCTGATTTAGATGATCTACGCGTTCGTTAAGTTCGACGCCTGAGTGACCTTTCACCCAGACCGCGTTGACCGTTTTGAACCTTAACTTCAGTGCGTAGACTTGCATCCACAAATCAAGGTTTTGTTTGTCTGCCGGCCAGCCTGCACGTTGCCATTTGTGCATCCAGTCGTTCATAGAGTTGACACAGTACATGGAGTCTGTTGTAATGGTGATGTCGACAGCTTTTGCTTTGACCAGATCGTCTTCACACAGCACGTCACTGACGAACTGGAGTGCTTTGACAATCGCCATCATCTCGGCAATCTGTGAGGTCTGCTTGTGATGCTCGACCAATCCATATTGCTCAATGCGTTGGTCCTTGTTATCATGGTATAACAAGAACGACCACGACCCTATTTTATTGTTGAAAGAGAATCCACCATCAGTCCAAATCTGAAAATTCATAAGTATAAATTCTGTCTTCATTCAAGTTGAAAAAGTATTATACAGATAGAAAATCAGGCTAGCAAGCATTAATTTTTAATGGATTTAAATTTTGATTCAGACTAAATAGGCTGTATGATGCCCTTTCAAAATATTTTAATGAATAGATTCAACACTTTATATTGGTAATATCGCAAAGATTCACGTCTAGTTGGTGTGGGAGCTGAACCCGCAATGCTCACATAGCAGATAGCCAACGACGAATATATTATGACAATGCTATGTGCAAGTCCCTAGTCCGAGTGGTTCGTAGGGTGGAAAGGTATACAGAACAAGCTATTGCGAGCTTGAGGTAGATGAAGACGTTAATGCTACCGAGTAGATGAATTTCTACCAAATCAAACGTCAAGATGATGTCACTGCTTCCGAAGCAAACATCGAAGTCCGCGCTGTTGCATAAGAGGCTACGCGAGACTTGCCGGGAATTATACCAGCAAACAGTTTGTAAAAGGAGTTCGGTTCCCCTCCCTAATCCTAGATGTTATAGGTTAAACTTCTTATGTACGGTGAGCGATACCGCATTCACCTAAACACACTGCTTTCTTTTGAGTGTTTAGGTGAATGCCGTAACGAGTGGAGCCGAGTCTGTTTTTGTCCTTTCCAGGCAAAATACGGCTCGCTCCCCCGATTCAAATAAGAAGCCAAGATCAAAAGCTTCTTGAACGTTTTTAAAGCAATTGAACCGTTTCTTCATCTAATCTCTTTTCATTCAGGTTCAATGTCATAAATTTGACTTTGAACTTTTCTGCTGCATAGAATTTAATCCTCTCCTCGATGTGTTTGAAGGTCGCGTTAGGTTGACCGTTGTAGTCGATCTTGTCAACAAGGTCATACAGTGTAGCCACTGACTTTGACTCATGCAGACGCATCAACCGACCAATCGATTGCAACACTCGAATCTTTGCCTTAGACGAAGAACCAAAAATCATGTTGTGCAAGTTCTTGATACTCACACCAGTCGACATGATGCTGAAGGTTGCATAGAGAATGACGTCGTTATACTTGTCGAACATCGCCTTGATTTCTTCACGCTCGGCATCGCTTGTATCACCACAAATCAGATATGTGTGTTCATGTCGAGCCTTCATGTCCTCATACAGTGGAATACCTTGATCTTCGACACGATCAAACAACACGATACTGTTACCCTTGAGTGACAATACCATCGTCTGAATGAAGTTGAACCGACACTTCAGGTTATTGATGAAGTTGATTTCGGACTGATACCGTGCGTTCTGTACAGTCGACTTGCGCGCATTCTGTTGGTCTTGATCGAATGCCCGTTTGGTATCCTTGTCATAGTCGAGAATCATGCAATTCACCACAACCTCAGTGGCGCGGCCTGCATCAATGATCTGCTTTGCTGTGACAATACGTTTGGCTGGGCCTAGTAGCCCCTGTGCCGCGAGAACGTTGCTCTCCATGTCGTCGAGTGTGCCCGTCAGCCCGTGTCGAATGTCGCAGTTCACAGCAGCTTCTAGCAACTCAGCCAGCACAGGGCCTTTGACGCTATGACACTCATCGACGAAGATTGCACCTGCTTGCGTGATCGTGCTTTCGTGCAGTGTCTTCAGCGACTGCCATGTAGTAATCACAATCGGCCGTTCGATGAACTTCGAATAGTTACCAGTCACCTTCTGGCAGAAAGTGCTTGCTTTCCACTGTGAACCTGTGAATGTCGAATAGTTGTCGAAGTCGTCATACAGTTGCTCAACTAGCATCTTCGACGGCACGACGATCAGAATCCGTTTACCTTCGAGTTCATCGGCCATCTGATACAGACGAATCGCCAAGTACATCGACAGACTCTTACCAGCAGACGTCGCCGCCAGACAGATAGAGCGACCAGCATTCATCATGTAAGTCACTGCATCGTACTGGTAATCGTACGGATCGATAGCCACACCTTTATCATGCGGGCGAATGAAGTCAGTCGTCAGTGCCTCGATGTCAGCACGCTCGGCAGACGGGGCCACAAGCAACGTAGGATCGATTTTGAAGCTGTAGTCTTGCTTAGTGAGGAACTTCACAAGCTCAAACAAAAGGCCGCTGTACATGCGCTTATGCGTGCGATTGTAGAGGCGCTTGATGCCGTCCCAACGACCACTGCGAACGCGTGGGTCAAACTGTGCATTGTCGACCTTGAAGCTGAAGCGCTCGGAGATCTCCATTTCCATAGAGACTTCTTTGCACCTGATATGCATCCAGGTCGAATTGAGTTTGGTGATAACGATGTCTGGATTATTCATCAGACAAGTAATCGTTGGCGTGCGCAAGCAACTGGTTGATAGGCACATCACAGGCGTAACAGTCGATCTCAGTTTGATCGCGCATGGCTGCAAAGTATCTGTGGTGACCGTCAAGAATATAACCGTCAGTCGAGACAATGATTGAACCGTAAGGGCCAACCATACCGTCAACTTTGGCTTGGTCAAATTCAGTCTGAGTAGGCCGCACTTGATGCAGTGCAATCGGGCCTTTCTTGACAGTTATACCTAAGAATTCGAGGTATGCGGCGAACGCCGTTTGGTCTGCAATCTGAGGCATGCTAGCGCGTGGGATGTTGAACCCGCCGATAACAGATTGCTCAGTCACATATTGGTTGAACGAAAGCATAGATGAACCTGTGGTATGGTTTAGATCTACTACTTATCGTCGGAATTTTAACCATAAAGAAGGGCACCGAAGTGCCCTGTCATCATGAACCGCTTTCGAACTTGCGCCAATCAATTGCTGATCGTATATGAAACGTGCGTGAACTGATTTCCTTGATAGTCTTTTCCAAGAAGTCGACCATCTGCGATTGGATCTCATAGATCTCACGCATCAAGCCCATGTAGTCATCAGCATCAAGGTACAACGGAAGATCAGTCTTGGCTACACGTGTATGCGGTTGACCGTATTCCGCATAGTACTTGTCAGTTTGCGAACCCATATACCAACGAGTGCGTTCGAGTGTAACCTTCTTCAGCATGTTCTGGATCTGTTTTGCCTTGATTGCCTCTTCACCTAACAGACCCAACCAGCGACCATGTAGCTTTGGCGTGCGAAGAGACTCACCATCAAGGTTGAACTCGTTGATAACGTTCTCTTCTGTGGCAAGCTCTTTGATCTCAGTAAAGCGGTCTGCGACATCCTGTTTCAGACTTTTATAATGTTCCATGTTAGTTGCCATGGGTAATGCGATCTCCACTCACTAAATTTTCGACCTGAAACTCATCGAACTGCAACGTAAGGTTGCATGATATGATACGTTCCTGATCCATCATACTATATTGAAGTCCACCCAACATCAAGGGATACACACCCGTATAGATGAAGCGTGCGACAGGTCGATTCACTGAATCGAGAATAGTCATCTCGGCAGTCATGTCGTTCTGACCGTCAAGTCGAGTCAAGTCATCCATCCACTTGTACACCTCAATCCACTCTTTCAGACCTTCAGACACAAGAAAGTTGAACGGAACTGGGTCATACGACAGCTTGTTACTTGGTATCAGAATGTCGACAGTGCGTGTAGGAAAAGGTGAACCGCCAAGGTTGACGTCAGGGACAGCCGCGTTTTGCAGCTTGAATGAAAGGTCACGGAAACCAGTAATCGTGAAGATGTACGAGGATGACCGTGCTGGGTTAT